TTAAGATTTGCGTTCTCCTTGCGGAGCCTTGCGTTTTCTTCATTCATGGCAATACTACCTGGTTCAGCTGACAACTTTATGTAAACTGGTTTACTAATATCGTTTTCAAAAGATAACTTGACTATGCCTTTCGGCTAACCTAACTTTGATTTAACATAATAGATTCCTTTAACCATGGTGGTGGAGTCTTATCATAAGACTATGATTGCTCGACACTTGCACTGAATGAAGCGCCTTGCGCAGTGATCTTTGCGATTTTTTCATTATCGTATCCCAGTTCTTCAAGCATGTGGGTTGCTAACTTATGGATGACGTATTTCAGCGCATCCCTCTCTTGAGAGATGGCTGTGTACTCTTCCAATAGTTTGTTGAAGTTATTCTCGTTGTAGGCGTTCATGCTTTTGTGGCCTGCTTGGCGTTGAACCAAGAGGTGTTTTTGAATTGGTAATTGATGACCATGCCGCGATTAGCGAAGAACCTGTTGCAGGCGGCGTTTACTTCTATGGACAAGCGCTCCAGGTAGACGTCATTGCTGACGAATTGCCTGACTCGAGCCCATTTGTTGTGTGGTTGGTAGTTTCTGGTGTGCATAAGATGTCCTGTTTACTTTGTTTATATCGTTATATGAACGTCTGGCCTGTAGATTTCGCCTGTAGATTTCGATTTCTGTGCGTTGCTCCCCTTGCTTGCACTTTTGTTGATGGAACTCGATGATGACACTTGCTGGATCGTCGTTGGGGATGATCTGTTCGGCTCTGAGGCAGTCGATGATGGCCTTGCAGCCGCCGGCGAAGTTGTCGATATCGAGGCACCTAGGGGCGCAGCGTGTTATTACGACTTTGTGCTGGGGGCCGCTATTGGCCTTTAAATTGATTTTCCCCTTGCTTGGGGTGGTTTGACCGTTTGGGTTGCTATTGCGCGTGCTAGGGCATACTGCGCTTCCTGCTTGGCCTTTTGGATGACTGTCCAATGCTTGCGGAGCAGTTGGTTGAGGCTTGGGGTGATGTACCCTAGCAGAGTGAGTTTGTGTGTTCTGGTCCATTGCATGGGAGTAAGATCCGTCTGGTTGAAGTGAGTACCCGAGCTTTTCGAGGTCTTTAATGGTGAAGCTCATCGCGCATCGTAGATTTCCCCAAAGTGAGGGAATGGTTTGGGAGAATGGGCATTGCGCTCCGCTTCCGTTGTGTCAGCGAAATAATCGTTTTCTAAATCGCTGGAGAGTTTGGCTAGGGCATTGGTTGCAGAGGCCATTCTTTTGTATGTGGAGCTGCTCACTTTAATGTTGTGGCCGTAGATCGACCTGATTTCAGTGATGTTTTGTTTGCAGTTGCGAATGAGCTTTGCAATTTCTAGGTGTTCTTGGATTCCGAGCGGTTTTTTCATGTTTGGTGGGGTTGTTATTACTGAATGGTGATTTTAGTTCTTAGTTAGTGCCTTGCCGCAAATGCCGCATATTTTGGGGTAACCCAACTTTTCTCTAGGGGAGAAACGGGTTTTTTTGCATTGCCTAACGCAAGGATAGGGAATATTTGCGGCAATTGCGGCATAGGCCTATTTAACAGAGTAAATAGGCTCTTTTCTTTTGAGGCAAAGAAAGCGGCGCTTTTGCGGCATTGCGGCGCTTTTGAGGTCAAGATTTCCCTATTTTTGATCAACAAGCTCATTTGTAACTCAGGAGTTGATGACAACGCCGCAAACGAGCGCCGCAAACTGAGGGGGTATATAGATATTATATTCCATGTTAATCCTCATGTTCTATCTGCGCTTCTGTCATCTTATAGTCTCGGATGAAGGGCTTATTTTTGCGGTCTACCTCTACCTTAAAAATGTCTTTCTTCTCCTTGAGTCCGGCGGACAGCTTTCGTGTACTGGTGTAGCGAGGGCGTTCGCCATTGCGATCGCACCAAAGGCGATAGCGTTTGTGGATATCGTCGACATGGAGTTTGGATCCCTTGTCTTGGATGACGTTCTCGGAGAGGAACGTGGAGAGCTGATCATTGTCTGCTCGATACTCTTCAGTGGCCTTGATGACCTCAAGGGGCGGCTGAAGTCCGATGTCTCGGGAGCTGATCAGACCCATGATCGCCCAATTGAGGATACCAGGTAGTTCTGCCGTGAGGTCATCGAGGAGGTCTTGCTTGGGCCGCTGTTCGGCCTTGGGGATGGTGACGCTCCATGGGATGAGGTGGACGCGGCGCCAGATACCATCATCTGTGCCTTTGATATCGGGTTTGTGGTTACCCATCATCCAGAGCTTGTGGCTACTCTGGAAGGTGTAGGGCACCTCGTAAGGCCGGCGTGCGTTGATCTTATCTCCTCCGGTGAGCCCCTTGATCTGATCTTCAGCAAATGACCGATTTGCAGGTATCTCGTCTGTGAGAACGACTCTTTTTCCCTCCATTCCGGCCTTGTGGTAATCGTGATTATTGTCCGATTTGGTCGTTAGGAGGGCGGCGATGGGGACGGAGGTCATGAAGTCTCCAAGAAGGTGTTCTATAACGGAAAAGAAGGTGCTTTTTCCGTTAGCGCCGTGTCCGTAGCAGAAAAACAAAACCTCATAATCGACGCGTCCGGTGAGGGAATAGCCGACGGCTCTGGCTAGGTATTCGCGTGTCTCAAGGTTGGGAATACAGCGTTCGAGGAAGGCGTCCCACTTGGGGCATTGAGCCTCGATGTCGAAGTTGATATTGCTCTTGATGGTGGCCAGATCGCTGGACTGATGTTCGCGCTTGTGGCCCTCCTTAAAGTCGATGGTTCCATTGGAAACGACGAGAAGCTCCCGATTTTGATCAAAATCAGTGGCTGAAGTGTAGAGATGGCGTTCGGCAAGGGTTTCGACCCCGGCCAGATACTTCGATGATCCGAGATCCTTGATACGTTTATGGATGGAGGCGAGTTGTTCCGTCCTAGGATCGTCGGTCTTGGGAGGGGCGGGGTTTTGGATGATTTCATCACGGACGGAATCGGCCAAAGCGCTGTAAATCTCCTTGAGCGTATGGGAGATGTCGTGGGTGGTGATGCGTCCGGAGTCGCGGAGCCAAACCCCGTCTTGGTAATACATCCAGAGTTTGGCGTTGATGTTGTAGATACGTTGGCCGGCGCGAATCTCGCACCAGAGGAGGGCATCTCCCACTTGCTGATCATTGAAGGCACGGATAATACGCTCTCTGGAGATTTCAGTTATCTCTGGAGATTTTTCCTCGTCCTGCTTCTGGAAAGGGCTGCGAGTGGAATCGGCGAAGCGGATACGGCCAGCCCATCGGCGGCGGCGATAGGCCTCCTTGGCATCAAAACCATGCTGTTGTGCCATCATGGCGAGGGTTCCGATCCCGATTTGGGTCAGGCGAGCCTTGTGTTTGCCCATGTATTCGCCGTCCTGTTCTTCTGGAGACCACTTGTTTAGAAGCATGGAACCCTCACCAGCGGGGAGAACGCTCCAGACGGCCGAGGCGATACGCAGCCATGTGTCGTAATCAGGGCGAGGGGGGATATAGGAGAGCATCTCGGCAATGTCCTCGGCTGTGGATTCGATGGGTGGTGTCCACCGACGCTCCTCGGTCTCTACCTTTTCGGGGATGGGGAGTTCGCAATAAAACTCCGACATCTCGGCCAAGGGATCGAAAGAGACGAAGCAGAGGCGCAGTGGATCCTTTGTGGCCTTGTCCATGGTGAGCTTGTATTGCTCACGGAAGTGGAGTTCGGCGGCGAACCAGGAGTCTTTGTGGTTCTCCGTGCCGATGTAGACGAGAGCCTTGAGCCCCTCACCGGAGGGGCCTACGAAGACGGCGCCCACATAAGGGTCATTGATGAGGGAGGCCCGCATGGCCATCGCCTCTTCAGGATCTCCGAACATGAGGTTGTCCTTGAGATCGAAGTCGGCTTGGAGCCAGCCGGAATGGGTGATGGCCTTGGCCTCTGCAGAAAGGTCACGCTCACGGCTCATGCAGTGGCAGGAGATCGTGACGGCAGGGAGGAGTCGCTTCTTGGCATCGTAGGATGCCCGATCATCCATGGCGATATGGTGGCGCAGCGGTGTGATGTTGGCCGCCCACCGGCCGTCACGGACATCCTTGATGAATTGAAGTATTGTGATGTTTTCCGTTGGCTCTTGGGCGAGCGCGGAAGGGAACAAGGATATAGTGGAGCTCATAGATTTTTGTAAAAGTTGATGGCGGCAGGGCTTACATGGACGCCCTTGATCCACTCCTTGAGATAGAGGCCCGACAGTGACTTGAGGCGGGACAGCGCGACATAGGCTTGTCCAGGTTCACGCGCGGCGCGGATGTCGATATGCGCACAAGGCAGGGTGAGGCCTTGGGATTTGTGGATAGAGATGGCATAGGCCGGCTTTAATGGAACCTGTGTCATCGTGGCTGACTTGGGGTTCTGTGGATCGAGCGACCACTGGCGCTTTTCGACACGCAGTGGATGTCCGTTATCAAGATCGACGATGAGGGGGAACGTCTCTCGCACGGTTCCAAGCTGTCCATTCACAGCGACCAGATCGCCTGTATCGTCGCTGATATTGGCGGTGACCATGATGCGAGCCCCTCGCTTGATGGTCAGCTCGTGTGGAGTGATGGAATTCTTCTTTAAGAATTCAATATCGGAGGGGGATCCCTCGTAGGTGGCGGTAAAGGTTTCTGCATCGCCTTCGAGGTCGGATATCTGCACATGGTTCCATTTGTCGACCTGAGCATTGTGAGTGAAGAGCCGAGGAACCTTGCGGGGCGTAAACATATTCACGCGGGCTGCCAAGGTGTTGGCGACCGACTGACTAATGCGGCCTTCTCGGAAGTTGTTAAGAGCCTCGACGAATAGAGGTTCGTCCTGACGATGGATGTTCTTGAGGTAAATCGGTAGTGGGTGAAGCTCGTTCCATGAGCGAGACTGAAACGCCCAATCGTAACGTCCGGTCTTGGAGACAGGGGGGAGTTGCAAAAAATCCCCCACAAAAATCATCTGAATGCCGCCGAAAGGGGTGTCTTTTTTACGGACACTGCGAAAGTAGAAATCTAGAAAATCAAGCGTGCGTCCGGGCAGCATCGAGATTTCGTCAATGACGAGAACCCGAGCTTTTTCAATACGCTTGCGCGCATTGATCACATTGCGAGCCTCGCTCGCGAACAGGAAGCGAGCGAACTCCTCTATGGACTGATAGGGAAGGGGGCCCGTGAAGATGCCGGCCCAACGATAGATGGTGAAGGCTGGAAGCCCAATGCGTGCGGCGCTCCTGTATTGATCCTGAAGGTTGAGGGCGGCGATGCCAGTTGTGGCCGTGACCGAAACTTCAGAAAAGGCCTGCGCGAGGTATTGGCAGAGCGTGGAACTCTTTCCAGTGCCCGCCATGCCCGTTAGGAAAACGGAGCGCCCCGACTGCATGATATCGATGGCGTTTTTTTGCCCCTGATCGAGTCTAATAATCTTCGACGGTTGCGTTAAAGAGATGGATGATGTGTGCATAGAATGGAATGTCGGGATCGTTGGGCGCTAGAAAGCCCATCCGGACGGCGATGTGTAGTTGGTGAGCGATTCGATTGGATTCGGAATCGGCGTCTAAAACGGCCCTTGTGGGGATGGGCAATTCAGGAGCGGGAGCTTGAGCAGGAGGAGGGGATGGCTGTCGTGCTTGTTCTGGCGGACAGCTATCCACGCGTGCTCGTTGCTTGGGTCGATCACCACCCCCATGTCGCTTGCGAAAGCGTGCAACGAATTGAACCACTTCACCTCGTCCTCCGACGCCCCTGGTGATGGATGATCCATGGGAATCCTCTCGCCGTGCTCCATCGCCCCTAACTCCCTTGGCTGGGAAGCTAGGGGCTGGATTTTTGGGGCAAGTCCATCAAGGGTGAGCTTGATGTCGGCGGCCATTTGGGCCTTTTCGTCGACGGCTCTTATTCTGAGGCCGCCTGTCTGTTGTGGCTTGCTCTTTGAAGCAAGGATTTCGGCTAGTGTGGGCATAGTGGTAGTGCGTGGGTAAGAACTTGCGCAGCCGTAACTCTTTCGGCATGCTCGTAGCGTGAATCAGCTACTACACCACAGGGGCTTGTCCCCCTTGTGTCCCCCTCAGTCGTAAATAGCTGATCTACAGAGAGATAGATTGCCCCGTGGTGTAACGGTAAAATTTCCCCCTGTGTAGAAAGCACATGATCTTCAGTGTTAGAACACTTTAGAAAACCGCAAAAAACTTGCGATTTGTCCCCCTGTGTCCCACTGTCTGATTTATGGCTTACCTGACCAAGCGCGACCGAAGCCCGTTCTGGCACTTGAGGTATCGCAATTTGGAAACAGGGGTTTGGGTGAGAGAGAATCTCAAGCTTCGGATTGATGACGCCAAAGAAACTGCGGCCGCGCTCAAGCAGGCCGCCAAGAAGAGCAAAGAAGAGGCGATGGTTAGCCCGAATAGGGGCGATGATTTTGGAGAGTGGGTTCCGGCCTACATCGAGAGCCATTACCTGAAAATCAAGACGCGCCAACGCGCTCATCATTTCTGGAGCAATTTGCAAAGCTGGCTTCTCTCCCAAAAGATCCGGCACCCCCGAGAGCTCGAGCACGAACACGCTCACCAATACATGACTTGGCGCAAGAAGGCCGGTGCCTCCCATAATACCGCGAGGGCCGAGGTCAAATTCCTCAGCTTCATCATGAAAGAGGCCATTCGGAAGCGTATTGCCGAACGAAATGTCTTGGGAGGGGAGATCATCGCCAAAAAGCCCCCCAAGGAGAAAGCGGAATTGGATGATAACGACATCCATGAGGCCAGGCTGAAGTTCTTGGGATCTAGGCCCGAAGAGAAATGGTGCCGTGTCTGCTTTGAGATCCTGATCAACCTCGGCTGCAGATTCAACGAGGCTAGAATTGCAAAGGAGAACATCAACTTCAAGAACCTGACCATCCTTCTTGTGGACTCCAAGCGAGACGAGAATGACCCTCGAAAGGTATTTACCGTTCCGATGAGTCAGCATCTCGCCACCTTCCTGCAGGGCATTGAGTGGCATGATGGATTCACGCTTCCTGAGATTGTCGGAGGACCCGATGAGTTCCGAAACAACCATGCCAATAGGAAGTTTAACCGCATCCTCAAGCGAGCCTGCGGAGCGACCAGCCATAGCTGTCGCGTGACCTTCATCACACGATGCCACCGGGCCGGTCTCTCCCAAGCGGAAGCGATGCGGTTGGTTAATCACAGCACTGATCTGGTTCACCGAATCTATTCCAAGCTCAATGTTGAGGATGCGCGGAGAGCTCTTCTAAAGGTGCCGGCGCTCCCGCCTCCTTTGCCAGAAATCCACGAACCCAATTGAGGGTTGTTTTGCGGCCATAGAAAGGACATCCCTTCTTTCTCAAGAATTGGATCTGATTGGCGTGGAGCCCAACAAGGGGAGCCAGCGTCTTGGGCCACTCAAGGCGATCAGGGTCGGCCTCAGTAGTCATATTGTGATGGGGCGAGTGATGCGGAGCGTACAATTGCGGTAGCCTCTTGCCAGACACGCAGACCTGGAATGGGCCTTCCGTTAGTCGCCTTGACGATGGCGCGAATAGCAGCATTGTTTGGCTCGATGAGGCACAGATCTGCACGCGCCTCGAAAAGTGCATGGATATCGGTAACCTCAAACTTCCAAACCCCTCTGGTTGTGATGTTGTCCAAACGCGGCCCTTCGGCATTGATCATGGCGAGTTGTGCCTCAGCTATTTTCTCAGCGGCCTCGGCTCGAGCAGCGTCGGCGGCCATAACGTCGCCTGCCATGGCGGCTTGAGTTTGTTTCAAACTCAGTTCCTTCAGGGCATCGCTTTGAGCTTTGGCAGCTTCTTCCCGCTCCCTTTCGGCCTTGCGTTTCTGCATTTCTTGATAGGCTCCGATCATTTTTGACAGGCGATCGCCTTCAATCTCGAGCGGGGTGGCAAAGTCTTTTGCAATGCCATCAATGCGCTTTCCTACCTCGAGAACCGGTGCTTTGACGGCTTTTCGGCTGTCCTCAACGGAGCGAGTCAGTGATTTTACGAGGGTGAGGGCTCGCCCTGCTTCATCGAGGTCGGAAACCGAATTGATTTCCGTGATCTGCGTGGCCGAATCGAGGGCCACCTGCCGCGCATTGAAGGCGGCAGGGGCCAGTTCGATCTCGGGTCGCTGCAGTGGGCCGCTAACGACGATTTCGAGTTTCACCTTAGTATTCAACAGAAGTTGAGATCGCTTCCTGCGCGAGTTCCAAGGCTGCGGCCAGCCGCTTGTCGTCAGCGGAAGGCTTTTTGGCGGCACGATGAACCGGAAGCCAGTTGGCGACCAATTTGTTGATGGCCTCGCCATCAAGGTCACGCAACTCGATTCCCTTGTTGTTTCCGACATGAACCTTGACCCTGCTCCAATCCGCGCCGGCTTGAGTGTCATCGACGCTTGTGTTGGCGGCAGGAGCGTCGTCTGGCTTGGCGGCACCACGGTAGGACGTCTCGGATCCGGCTGGAGCCTTCTCTTCGCGATCCTGCTTGCGGACGAACTTGCCAGACGCCTTGATTGGTTCACCCTTGTGAGGGGTGCAGGCGGCGATATTGGCGTAAGTGCGGTCGCCATTGACCTCGTGAACGATAACGAGCTTGCCGCATCGTCCCAAGAGGGGCTCCATGTCGAAATCCGATTCTTCCTCAATGGTGAGGTCACGACCAAACCATTGACGGATAAACTTGCGAAAAGCCGCCTTCTCGTTGAGCGAGGCGGTGAATCCACGGGACCAGATCAGTTGTGGTGATCCGTCTTCACGAGCTGGTGCGTTGGTCTCGAAGACGAGTCGGAACTCCTTTTTTGGTCCAAATTGAGTTTCGCGAACGACCTCGGGGGTGATATCGACGAGGACTCCGATGAAGTTTCCTTCGTCATGGGGGGCGAACTTAGCGCCGCTTTTATTACTGATTCTCATGGGTTGCTGTTTGTTGGTTGTCCTGTTTTTCCAGGGTTGTTGTTGTGATATTCCCGCCTTGACGGGAAAGTTTTGGAAAGGATGGGAGTGGAAATCCCGCATGGATGGAGCTGAGGAACTTGGGGGCTCCAATCAGTCCTTTTGCGCGGAGGCGAAAATAAAATTCGGGTGGAAGGAAGGCCTTACTTAGGTGGCGAATCTTTGATCGGTTTGAGGACTCGCTCAGCCGCCTGATTGAGGGCTTTACGACGTTCATCTTGCGACCGGACTCTTTCAGTGAGGAGTTGGGCATAGAAAGGTTGGCGATTGGGCTTCTTCTTCTTGCTCATTTCTCAGCGAGGATTTTGTCGACCTTGGCGATCATCTCGGCCACCGAATCGACCTCTTCTCTCCACCGTCTGAGGGTTTCAATCGGCCACTCCGTCATGCCCGTCACGCCGCCGATCTTGTTGGCCCAGCGATCCCATTGATTTACGATCCCGTGATAATTGATGATTCCAGAGCCCCGACCGGAAAGATCATTGATTTCATCGCGTTTGAGGATCCGGCCGGCCTCGATTGACCGCTTCATTTCAAGAGCGTTGAGCCCGTGTTTGATGGCGGCATCGAGCCACTTTGTCTGATCGGCTAAAGAAAGTTTGCTCACGACGAAGTAATGCTCTTCGCTGAGTTCCTCGCTTCGGAGCGAACGAGGCACGGCGGCAATTGCAAGGCTCTTGCCAACCTCCACAGGAGTCAGGCCAACCTCTTCAAAAACAATGGTCAATTGTTCCTCAAGGCCCTTCTTGGAGGCTTCGGTCAGGAGATCACCTAAAGCGATTCTGCTGATCTTTCCAACCCGCGCAAGGACGCGGACGGCGTGCTCAAAGTCGGCTAGTTGTGCGTCGGGGGCAATGGTGAGGCCATTATCCTCCCATCGCAGTTGGCACTCATTTGTGAACAGGGCGATTTTCATATTTTTTCTTTCTCCAGTGGTTGTTTAATTGGGCGTTTTTGTATGCTTCTCTCGTTTTGTCGTCCCTCATGTGGCTCCCGCCGGGGAGCCCCAATTCGCGACGCCAAAAATTTGCGACCTTACTGACGGCCTGCCGCGACAGGCCGTGTTGTTTTGCCCAGGAATCCATGGACCCCATGCCGTATACCAGCGCGAGGTCGGCGCTGTAGGCCAACGCTGCGGCGTGTAGCCGCACATTGCTGGAGTGGAGGAAGATTCCGGCAAACTTCACTACCAAAGAGGCTTTGCTTGATTCGCTCTCCTTCATCACTCGGGCTTCATGCCATTTGGCGAACCGATCAATCACTTCTTTCGGTATGCCAAGTTCGGCCATCTCATCCTTAATTGTGTCAATGCCTGCCGCGATATCTGGAGTTTCGCTTGCTAGATAGCTGTCGGCGGCGTCCTTGGTGATTCCAATGAAAACGCGGCGAGTGGGAACCGCTCGATTGTCTTCGATGTCGGGAGCCCCATTGCGGCCGAGGCTTATCCTTTGCTCGGGGGTAAGGGAGGCCTCAAACTCCTCAAACGCCACCGCATAAGCGGTGTTTTGTCTCAAAACATGAGCGTCGTAATCGCTCAAGTCTTCAGGGGTCATTGCGCGGCCTCCTCAAGGGCGGCTAGGTGGGCCATTAAAAGCTCACGCATGAACCCCGAAAGCGACTTACCCTGATTGCACGCAATTTTGCGTGTTTTTGCGATTAGGGGCGCTGGAAGGGAAATATGGGCGGGGATCGCCTTTTGGTCTTTTGGAACAACAGCTCTTGCCATTCCTAAATCTTGCGAAGAAATAGGAAGACATGGCAAGAAATAATCTAGTCAATGCGCTTAGAAACTAAAAAATTGCCAATTCTTGATATTGCGTTAAATTGTTGTTGACATGAAAAAGAAGGAGTTAAGAAAAGGGGTCTCCATCAGCTTGCTGCCTAGCGAAAAGGCAATGTTGAAAGCCGCAGCGGAGCGCGCAAATGAGACCAGCCTGAGCGCTTTTGTAAAAAAAGTTTTGCTTTTGGCCTTAGACGATATTGACCGTACCCAAGGGGGGGGGAGGGGGCAGTAGTTTTTAGCGCAGGGCTTTTTTCAACGCCGCTCGAATAATTTCTTGGATGCTGATCCTGGCGCATTCAGCCGTGCGCTGGACTCGTTTGTATTCTTCCTGAGTAAGCTTCATTCGCACTCTTGATTTTATGTTGGGGGACATAGACCACCACTGTATATCACGGAGCTATATGTTGTAAGCAAATAATGGTATTACATTAATACTCGTTTAGCGGTACCAACAGAGTACGAAGTACCCTCTCATTGCTATCAATGCGCCGTTTAAAATTGCAAAATGTGTTTTTATTGTTAAAAACGCCGCCCCGTGAATCAGATCGAAAAGAAAACAATTACCACCTTCCGCATGTGTCCCAAATCCAAAGTCCTTGGTAGAAAGGCGGCGCAAATGGAAGGACGATCATTTTCCAATTATCTGGCCAACCTAGTGAACCAAGATTTGCGACAAAAAAAACTTTTAGTGCAAGGCGAGTATTTATCGCCTTAGCCCTGTCAGCGCCTTGAGCAGCTGTCTCATGATGAGCCCGATCAAGTAGGCCATGGCTTCTTCTTGACCCTGAACCTCCTTCACATCCTTTTCTCGCAGGATATCCGATGCGATGTGGACGGCCTCATGAGCCAGCAGGCTAAGGTGGTCGATGTCGGTATCCCAGCTTGTAAGCATGAGCACCGACCCCCCTTCCACTCTATAGGTGGCAGCGGCATCGGTTGGATCCAAGGGGTCTAAATCTTTGTAGCCTCGCTTTTTGCACCATTGAGTCGCTTTTTCAGGCGTGACCGGCCATACCAAGACGATAGAGTCATGATAAATGTCTAACGGAAGCACCTTTGTTTTGATGCGAGCCGGTTTTTTCATAACCTAAACTTGTAATGTTGGGTTGGGTATAATCCTCGCGTTGGTGTGGGGATAAGAAATTTTTTCATTTCGGCCTTTCCCTCAATAATGGCTTGCTTGATGAGACTGCCGGCATAGTCGCGTGAGAGATTCCACTCGTTTTCAAGTTGCTGGCGCGTAAACCATCCCGCTGGAATCCGATCTGGTTTCCGTTGAGATTTGACCTGTAAAAGTGTTGGAGGTTTCATTGAAATTTGGCTGCAAGTGATCCTAGGAGCGATTTGCCTTTTATGATCGGAATGTTGAGGTGAAGGAATTCACCCGAGCGGGCGACGAGCTGGATAGCGTGTCCATGCGACCAGGCGGTGGGCTGGGTGTGGCACCACAATGGCTGCAACTCACAAAGGCACCCTGGATTCCAGCTCTTGATTTGGCCGGTGTGGACGGGGCGCGCGCTCGATGATTGCTCTCGATGCGTATGACCGAAAACTATGTTACCAGCGAAACTTTGTAGCATTGTTGTTGTTGCCTGCTTGCTGGTGCTCGATCCGTGGGTGAAATAGCACTTGCCTCGCCGGATCGTCCCTTGAAGCGAAAGCCCATCGTAACATTCACCCTGCCGGTAGTAAGGAATTCCGCGATCTTTCAACTTGAGAAGGAATTCAGGGGCAAAAGCCCGCCTTAGATACTCTGCGTCTTTCGAGTTCCGGAGCGTCTGTGTCATAGCCCATTGCTCGATCCGTCTTTCGTGATTTCCCTCGATATACTCGATCTTGGCGCGCGGCGCAGCGCCCTGCAGTGCATCCAGAAAGGCATTTGTGGCTGCAATATCTGACTCATACGTGCAGTCGCTTTCCGCCACGAATCCCATGACGTGGTGCTGGGCCAGGAAACCCCCGCAGTCGACGTGATCTCCTAATAAAATCACCTCATCCGGGGAAAGCGCCTTGATGTCACCGAGACAGGCGGCGAGCGCCCCCTTGTCCACCTTAGCGCCGTGAGTATCTGGAATGATAACGCGCACAAGATCCTCTTTGCCATTCCGAGGCCTTGCTGGAACAATTGAACGAGGTTTCTTGGCGCGCAAATGCCGATCAAACGAAAGGGCCATCTTGGATCTCAACGCCTCTGATGCCTTTAGTTCCCGCTTAAGGCGATCTATCTCAGCCGCATGGGCATCGTTCTGAAACTTTTTGACGGCGAATTTGCTCATTAGTCATGGTGCCGAACATGGCGGCTTTTTCTGCTTGGAGAAGAACAAAGAAGGAGAAGTGCAATTGCAGCGTCTCTAGGCTCTAGGCTCCCATCCCGAAGCATATATGCAATAGCCTTGATGGATAAAAACACATCAGCGTCTCGGCAATCGCATCTTGCCTCTGTGTTTTGAGGGCAAGATTTCATCCATTATAGGGGTTGGAGGTCAAACCCAGGAGCACCTTGCCCTGGCCAAAAAGTGTATTTAAAATCTCGATTGGAACTGCCTCCTGACTTGGGATCTGGATTGATGCCTATTGCGCGAGCCGCCTTAATGGACATTTCGCCAAGGTGAGAGGCCGGACCCAGATCGGCGACAACGGCAGAAATTGTTTTTTCGTTATGGGTTATTTCTGCCTTGCATCCTAAAACAATACCGACCGCCGCGCGTGCCAACGGAGCTGGAATCACGATAAATGAAATGTTTTCTGAATCAATATACCGACGAGGATCATTGCGCGGGTATATGCGCCGCTGTAAAGATGTTGTGGAGATATAATACCCGGGATATGGATCGTTGACCCCTTGCAAAACGGGATATCCCTGTTGATCGGTTACGATACCCCACCAATTTCCTGGATGGCCGGCATTGTCTAAATGATCGAGCCCCTGCCCGTATGGGCCGTATGCTCGAGGGGATCCATCTGCGTCGATGCAAGCCTCGCCCCAGAACGTAATGCTTGCATCTTCCTCTTGGAAAATGTGGCGGCCGTTTATGTTTAAAAGCAGTTTGTTCATCACTCGGTGGGTTTTTCTCCAAATTTAGATCCAACCTTTGCCGCTGAAAGGCTGCCAATCGTAACAGATAAAAGATTGCTAAGATTAGGGCCCAGGTCGAATGGTTCATGGGTCATGATGTGACGGAGCACGCAGTAAACCACGACTCCGACAATGACTGCCACGACGCACAACAAAGCCACCCTAATAGACGATGGCGTTCCGCTCGATTCAGCCAGCATCTTGAGGATCCATTCGCGCATCAGAAGGGTAAATGGGGAGTAAAGAGAGCCATGGTTCGAAGGCAATACCGTCCGGCCACAAACCCCGCTGTAAAGCCTCCCGAAAATACGGCTCCAAGAGCAACCACTTGCCAGGGCATTTGCACAACTTGCAACGCTGGCCGAAATGAGGCTAGGGCTGTCATCCCGCAAATCAGGGAGAAAACCCAAATAAGGGCATCCCTCTCTTTTTCAGATTGCACCCGTGCAGCGCGGTCGACTTGAGCTTGTTTCGAAACGATGTCAAATTGTGTTTCGTACCAAGAAAGTTTGCCCGTCGCTATTTCGAGTTTTATTCCAAGATCAGAGATTGTTTGTTGCAGTGCTTTTGCGGCTTTTTTGGCGCTGGGATCAGAAAGAGAATTGCTCAAAGCATTGATCTGATAGGAAGCAGATTGTTGTGATGCCCTGGCGGCAGTCATGGCCGTATCTGCCGCGCTATGATTTTGCCCAAAAGAAATTTCTGCGTTGTGTGCACACCCCATGCAAAAAAATGAAAAGACGGCCAAGCCGGACCACCGCAACAACCTGACTTGCCACCTTATTGTAATAACAGTCGTGCGCGACCAGAAAGCGATGGCGGCGCAAATGCCGATCAATTTTATATTCAAAACCCACCAACGAAAGCCAAGAGAAAGCAGTAGAAAGTATTTTTTCATTACGGGTGAATTTCCAGAGCGCGAATTCTGCGCTCGTGGTCGCCGATAATCACATCCTGGCGATCATTGACTTTGGCCGCTTCGGCCATTTGAACCAAAACCTTCTCGATGCCCTCAACTCTTCCCGATAGCTTGTCGGAAGCATCGTTAAATTCTTTGCGACTTACAAATTGTCCCTGAAGTAAAAGAAGGATCACCACACCTACAGGGGTTATCCATTTTGCGGCAAACTCTAAGAGTTTTGGAACATGTGCTTCAGGTGTCATAACTTGCTATTGGCCATAACCAAACATACGGATTAAAGGGTGGTCTCCTCTTCAACAAAACTCTCGTTCTTCCCGATCAGTTCATTGGTGTTTGCGTTATAGACCTCAACGACATGAATGCCGTCAATAGTTCCCTTGTCTTCAAGGCGGATGTTAATTGGTTGCCTGTTTTCGTCCATATTAGGAAAGTCTTGTATTGTAAATAGTGTCATTGGCCGCAGTGGCATTTGTAGATGCTGGCAAATCAGATTGGCCTGATAGGGTGCGAGCCATTACTGGGGTTTGCAGGAAAACGGAACTCTGACCCACCAAGCTCGGGATTCGGGTAAATGCTGTAGCACCCACAATGATCCAAGCGACCGAATACCTAGATCCTGCCACGAGAGAATAAGATGATGGGTAGCCTCCGGTTGTGTCAAAGTTTCTAGTAAAAGTTGTGTTGGCTGATGAGAGAATCGACGTGTCGTTTGAGGTTCTCGCAACAAGGGTGGCTGTTAGAGTGGCCTCATTCCAAACATAAAGGCCTAATCTCACCAAAGTTGCTCCTACCGTTGAGCTTGCTCCACTTGATATTACAAAACGAGAAACAGTTAAATTTACCAAAGGCGTAAACATCGTAAAATTGACATTTCCGTTAGTTGCAAACGGAACAGATGACAAAATAGCTCTAGGAACAACATCCACCGCGTCGGTTGGCATATTCAGATTTCCCGTGAGAGTTCCAGCGAGCGAGAGCTTCCCATCAAGAGCAGTCTGAAGACCCGATATTGTGGAAATAGCTGTTCCTGACTGAAGCGCGGTATCTGCCTTTGCTCCTTGAGCCGCCGTGGCATAACTTCCAGCAACTTGCTTCCCATCAAGAGCAGTCTGAAGACCTGTGACATCAGCAATAGCATGGGTGTGCGAAGAGTTTGCCTTACCGCCCAGAGCGCTCTGAGTGGCAGTTGATACGGGCTTGTTGGCGTCGCTAGTGTTATCCACGTTCCCTAGGCCGACATCAGCTTTGGCAAGCGTAACCGCCCCCGTCTTGCCAGCCACGGAGCTAACTCCCGTAACCAATGCGGAGATGGCGGACGAGACAGCAGAGGTAACGGAAGCTGACGTAGCGTACCCTTGAGCGGCAACCCATGCTTGAGTTGCATAGGAGGCTAGGCTTCCCCCCACAGCCGCGATGGCGCGGGCTGCTGTGAAATAAAGGTTTGTCGAGCCTTCGGAAACGGCATCTGTTGATCCAGGAGAGGAGGCAATTTCTACATAGGTAGATCCGCTCCAGCGGTAGGTCTTATTTGTTCCAGTAGTTACATAGATCTTCCCCGTCTCGCCGGTTGCTGGGAACGCTGACAGGGTGGCGAACTCCAAGACGTCGTCCACGTAGCTTGGGAGCTGGGATGCAGGAACCTTTGCGCTTCCATCAAGGCTTGCCACGCCATTAGCTATCCCCTTGGATGCAAGAGGTACAGATGCAGATTGAGCCGCTGACACGTCCGAGGTCAGGGCAACGGTTCCGCTGGTCGATGGGAAAACAAAGTTCAGGTTTCCATGGCCCGTATCAAAGTTGAGCGTATTGCCAGCCACCACGTTTCCCGTAGAGGGATCGAGTTTTTCCAAGTAGATTTCTTGGCCGTCGGCATAAAAACCTGTACCAAGATAACCGACTTGGTTTCCGTTGGTCTGGACATCAATGTGCCCGTCGCTTGAGAAAACCCATTGGTAAGCCTTCGTCGCGTCATCGACCTCAACGGTGACGGGAGTTGCAGATTTGACCCCCTTTACGGAGATAATGTCGTTAGCGTCGTGCAGAACGGCGTTGTCGAGCCCAGCAATCCTTGAAACAATACTTTGAGCCACCTTAAGTGGAGACATCCACTTTGAGTCGCTCGTTCCGTCAACAGCTTCAGATTGAGTTGCTTGTAAGCCTTGGATGGAGGATGGAAGTTGGCCCTGCGCTGCAAGAACGCTATTGGTAATGGTTGCGGCAATCGAAATTGTTCTAAAATCGTAATTTGCATACGCCCAGGAAACCTCAAATAATACAGCTAGGTTGTTTGGGTTTTCCGCAAAGGCGGCTGCCATTTCGGAAGTATTTAAGTTGATATCGAATTCGTAAGAGGCCGATGATCCAGATCCAACACGTCTCCAATCGGAAGAATACGCCAAAAGATCTGAGCTATATTTTTCCTTGATTCCGAGTCGCCCTTGAGTGCCAGATGGCAGTTCAACAACAGATCCCTGTTGCGTAAATTCGATTGTTACAGGGATATTTGAAAGCCGATTAAAAGAAATTGAAGAAGTTGATTCCCGCGCAAAAGTATCCAAAGAAACAGAAATTCTCATATCCCAATTCCCGCCACGTCAACTGCTGAAGGTGCTTTAAGAGGCCACCGGCGCTACATCTTGCTCTGTATCTGTAAAGTCCAATTCGTTTTCCACCATATACGCATCAATCTCTTCTCTGGTATCGCCTACTACCATTGTGAAGGGAGAGCTGGTCTTGCCAAGCATTTGCACCAGTTCTGGTATTACAATTTTCTTGCTCTTAGGATCATAAACTATCCACCAAGAGGTTTCATTGGTTTCTAAGTTATCAGGTTTTTCAGTAACGATTATCATATTAGTTAGTTGTTATAGTCCATCCCCTCGATGCTAAGATTACTTCGTCGCTGAGGCCCCGGCCGGTTGGTGCGGCATTGCCCGTGCCACCGAGATTTAATACCCGGGGTCCTGTTGTGCAATTCGCGCTGACAAATGCAGCGAGGATTGCATTTACAGCCGTGGATGATAAGTTATTATTTTGTGCCTGAAAATCACCCAGATTGTCAGACACACCTCCTGTAAATCCATTTAGTGAATTGTTACGGCATACAAACGAAGTTAGATTTACGTTGGCGCTTAAGCTAGGAATCGATCCAGATAGCTGATTGTTATAACAATGAAAACTCTCCAAGGCGATATTTTGACTCAAATCTGGTATCGCGCCAGTTAATTGATTTAGACCGCATGCAATCCAGCTTAGATTTACATTGGCGCTCAAGCTGGGAATGGTGCCACCTAATTGGTTTTGAGTAACATAAAAATTAGTTAAAGCCGTGTTTTGACTCAAATCTGGTATTGTACCAGTCAAATTATTTGAATAGCATCGAAAATCTTGTAAGTATTGGTGAATATCGAGTTTTGCGAATACCTCATCAAATCTTCCAATAATTTCATTTTGAGAAACATTTAGTGAAACTAACTTTGGACATTTCTCAAAACCAAGGAATTCATTTATGGCATTCTCTGCGCAAGTAAAGTTTATGATGTTCGGATACATTTCTATATTTACAATCCCACCGAGCAAGCCAGTTCTTGAACAGGAGATTTCTGTAATATCGGAATTTGCTGTTAATGTTATGTTTGGCATAATGAGAGATATACAGAATTAGAGAACGGAACTATCACATTATTATCGTAAAGACTACCTGGAGCTAATCCTGGATTATTTCTAAGTAAGGTAGAAGCATCCACCCACATTTTTCTAGTGTATCCAATAGTGGCTCCCATGACACCGTATCCATCATGATTGGAGCCATCTCCAAAATCCCTGTATTGCCCATCAGCAGCTTGAGATGCTTGGAACATTCCCCACATTGCCCCCCCTATATGCGTGATGTTTTGACCTCCGAATCCGTAGTATCGGGGCTGTAAGTAGCCGCCCGCTGAAACTTCTATAGTGCAAAAAGTGCCGATCCTCACAGGACCAAGATTTACAGGATTGATTCGGGTGATAACGCCAGTTTGCGTTGTTCTGATAATTGCAATCTCACTGATGATCTGTGCTCCGTTGGGTGAGTAAACAGTATTGGTAGAATGAACACACCACTCGGACCCATCTTGATATTTAAGAAAAAGCAATAATACCGTTTCAGGTGCAGCATTATCGCCAAAAAGCATTTTTTTAGCAGTCTGTATTGATGGGGTGACCCTGGATAGCTTTCCTGTAATTGCTGACGGCATGTTTTGTCCATTTACAAAAAGTAAATCAAACGATGTATTGTTTACTACTTTTGCCGTATATGTTCCATTGAGGAACTTATTATTGCACTCATACAACCAGACTTGCTGCCCGTTAGGAATATCCGTATTATGTATGATTCTTGCCGTATTTCCATTAACTAATCCGGATATGGCGAAGGATTCAGAGTATTTATTTACTGGCCCTGTAATCACCCAATGTGGATCGCCCCACGCTCCGATAACCAATCCAGCACCAGCAACAGGGCAATACGAAGCGGAGCTTATCGTTCCAGAAGCAGCGGTAGTTTCTTTGGAATCCGCGGCAGTTTGTTTGTCACCCCAATTAACGGTGTAGTTTGATTGGTCAGAAGTTGTAACGGTAAGCTCTACTGTTACACATTCTGATGATACTCCAGCTCCCTTGTGAGCCCAAAAAACGCCAGCAGTGAAAACCGGATCTTTAGGTGGTTGAGGTTTGTCTGGTGGAGGATTAGGATCCCAAGGAATCGGATCAATATCACCCCAGATAAAGTCTGCGGCTGTATCTGGCGCGATTCTGAGTGATTTTATGGATGGGGGAATTACTATGTCCGGATCTGCATCATTGAGATCGAGAACCCAATCTGGCGTTGTAAATTCTGTTGTTCCGAATTCACCAGACTGAACCAATGCTGTCTTGGCTCCATTCTCTCCCATATAGAAGAACGGATTGCTGAAAGTTATCCACATGTTTGTTCCAGTTCCTGCTTTGGTCTTTCTAAACCAGTTAAGCCTACGGGCCTTGATGCTGTTGTTGCTACGCAAAGCCCACTCAGCTTCGTGCCAGTGGTATTGTTTTCCGCTGTAGATGATAGAAACACCAACTCTTTGCGACGAACTTCCACCGGCGTTCCTTGCCGTGACCGTGACCACTGAGTTTCCATCAACTGCTACCGTTCCAGAAATCACTCCTGAAGCACTAATCGAGAGTCCGACGGGCATACCAGTGGCTGTCCAAGAGGTAGCCACCTGACCAGAATTGATGACCTGATAGGATAGAGCCTTTCCTGTCTCGCCGATGACAACCTGGTTCGATGGAATCATCGGAGCGACGCTAACAATGAAGCTGGTTGTGACTTGAGGGGCTGCTTTGTAATTGGTATTCCCCGCTTGGTTGGCGGCGAGGACGACGACTCCCGCCGTTCCTGTGAGAGTGACAGTGTTGCCTGATATGGTCGCTGGGCCGCTAATAACGCTAACTGCTACCGGAAGCCCGCTACTGGCAGTGGGTGGCGTGATTGTGAAGGGGGCAACTCCAGGAGTCTTGCCGGCAATGGTCGCAAAGGCTGAGATCGTCTGCTCTACTGGAAGGGGACTAGTTAAGAAACTAGTTTCAGCTAACCATGCCTTGCTATTTGGTGGATTTGGTGCTGCGGGGATTCCCGTTTCTGAATAATAGTTAACATCGTTACTTGGAGCAAGATAAGCACTTGGAGATGGTAATCTATAAGATCCGGAAGCAAGGTTAGAAGGCGGGATTGCCGCCGCAGTCATGCTTCCAGGCCCTGTATATGAACCGCTCTGGTAGTATATCAAGCCAGTTATTCCTACCCTCAAGATGGATACATCTGGAACTAAAGGAATGCATGATATCACACTAGATCCAGCAATAGTTGCAATGGTTGATGGATAATAATATAAAATACTACTGTTTCTTTTTCGTACTGAACAGTACGCTCCAGTAGCTATCAAATTTGCATAACTGAGAATAAACTTATTATATCCTTGATTTAGGTTTAATGTTAAAACCCCTTCGAACGCACCAGTTGCAGCATATCCAGACCGCCCGAAGAAACTTTCATTTAATGAGTATTCAAAAGTGTCATCTGCCGTTACATCAAAAATATAGTTTCCAGAAATTGGTGCATAAATATAAAAAGGTAATATACAAGCAAACTTAGTTTGCCCCGTAAGTTCCACATGAGTAAGAGGCAATGTAGCCATAATTAAGCAATGAGATCCCTCGTAATCCGCACTCGGAAAGTATCAGTGGAATTTCTTAGAGATGCCGGGCCAACCTCATTGGCGCTGTCCATGATCCATTCGATCTCACCATACGCATCAATGAAGGTGCCTGTATCGGCCTCAGCGTCACTGAGGACTGATGTGAGCATATCGCTTCCGATCTTCATATAGATCAGATAGTAGGAAGTGACAGTCGCGCCGTCCTGAGCCACCACTTTTTCCCAATCACTAATTTGGGATTTTAGTATCAACGCAGATGTATCTACGTCCTTGACTCCAAAATACAAAGAAGTGAGCTGAAGATCCAACGGAGAGGTATCTTTCTTAAAAACAACTTTTAAGAGAAGATCGTCATTGTTCTTCAGCGAGAGCAACGGCGTGGCCTGCCCCTGAAGTGGAGTTTCTGTATTTGCTGGAGTTACCACTACAGCACGCGTTGCCACATCGATATCAGCATTCAGACGAATGGAAGTGAAGTCACCTTCGGAATAATAGACCCCAATCGTAAAAGCGGCTGGCGCGCTCCAACCATCTGCATTTTGTGCTCCAAGAGTGAAGTTGTAGATGCCCATCAAGCTAGGCTTGCCGGATACCCTGCCTGTGGCTGAATCAAATGACATTCCAACTGGAGGAGCGGGAGAAATCCTCCATAGATTAGGAGAATTTGTTGCAGTTGCCTGAAATACGTTTGCTTGCCATTGTCGATAACTCAAGATGCTTTGAGTCGTATTGATAACAGGAACGGCCATAACAATGAGAGGTTGGTCAACGGTTTATCCCAAGCTATCTTTACGATTGGGATTTGCCGTGACGCTGTAAGCAACGTATCCCGAAGGATCTGCGATCTGATCTTCGATATCGAACTGGCAAAGCCGGACACGCAAGGTGAAATCTCCCGATGATGTAGGAGTTGTTCCAGGTATCAAGTTTGGCGATCTTGAGTATAGAGATCGACTGCCGCTAATGCCATCTACGGAGCGTGTAAAAGAAATCCCAAGTGCGTGGTCTGTTGTGACATCGGTGATGACCACTTGCTGCTCCAGTGCCGGAGGTAAATAATTATAGGCTTTTAAGTTAGGTCCGATTGAACCAGGGGTGGCATCATCCACTCGTTCTCCGAACTCCATAATGATGCTCCAGACGCAGGCGCTTTTTGCGCTGATGGATCGGAACGAAAAGATTCTTGAAAGCGTAAAGCTTTCGCCGATTGGTAAGGATTGAAGGGTAAATGGAAAGGTATAAATCGTCCTTTCAAAAGCCGATGGGTAATAGGAGGAGGATTGCTGAGTATGGATCCACCCGCCTGTGTTGCCGCTCGTTGATGCGTCTGCAAGGATGTGTCCGGAGTCGGTAGCAATCTTGAATGTATTCCCGGAAGATTCTGCAATCTTGTAAAGAACCCCTCTATCACTAAAGTTGGCGGCCGAGCCATTAACTGTTGCGGATGCGTTTAGGAATCCATAACAAGCAACCGTTTCCCCATTCACAAACTGATGTGGCTGGCTCATGGTGAATACCCCGTTTTCTACGGATAGAATCTGGCGAGTAAGGCCCGTCTTATTGCGAAGCTTATAAAACGCCACGCCATTGCTGCTGAAAAACTCGTTGGCTGGGATAGAGCGTGCAGGGAAACCCCCCTGAGCCGGCAGTGACAGCGTGGAGCCCGTTGCGTTCTTGTAAAGAAGTCCGGAAGCCGCCATGACATCCGGCAAAGTTGTCGAGCTAATCTGCACCGCCTGTGTGGAATGCACAGCGGGGAGTAACCCCATCGCAGGTTGCGGGAGCTGATCTATTTTGGTGAGTCCGCCTGTTAGGAACATAATCTTATTTTGAGATGGTCAGTTGGCTCGAGGGCACATGAAGACTGAGCTGGCCAAGGGCTGATGAATTGTGATCGGTTTCAAATTCCTTGAGGCATACCGAAAGAACAACGTCGCCCCAGGGAAGTGCATTGATGGGGCTCTTCACTCCATACGACGTCAGAAAGGCCGACGAATCCGTTGAATCGTCGGAAGGACGATTGATCGTTAATGCAAAGTTCCTGTTTTCGGATGATTCAGAAAATGTCAATGGAACCGACGCAAGCACTACGGGTGTCGTCACAACAGAGGGTGAGGCTGGAGTGGCAAGTATCTGCAGGCTATATCGAGCAAACAGGTCAGCACCTTGATTGGTGCTATCAAATTGATCTGGCATCAAAGCCGCGATTGTATTCCACGAATACTGCAGGGTACTGCCGGCCGGAAAAGCATCTGACGAGATGGCAAATCTGGAAAGCTCCCGATCCATTTCCGAGGCATGCCAAAGCGAATCCTGCCCGCGATAAACTCTGTAGAATGTATTTCCGTCAGAGGCAAAGTAACCGCCGGCGGGAATAATCTGGGGTTTGCGCCCCCCTCCCACGGAAAGAGTTATGCCGCCGACGGAGCGATACACGGATCCTGCTGAAGGATTGGGAGGGGTGGTCCCAGAATAATCGACACTTGCCGTTGAGAGAGCTTGAAACAAAAATGGCATTTTGTTGTTCCTCCGCATTGATGGCCACAGAAGCGGCGTGATTGCCGTTCCAACGGCGGGAGACGAAAGAGAGGTGACAAGCATCGATGTGGTCGTGGTTTTGGAAGCAATCTGTTTTGCTTGATCCACGGTTGCTCCGGCAGCAGTGGCATCTGCAATCGCCTTTTGTGCCGCTGCCAGTTGAGCCTTGAGCGCAGCAAGCGCTGCGGCATTCGTTGCAAGCTGCTCTTGTAGATTTGTGCCAGGAACTGCCGCTGCGGCACTGCTTCCCGAGGCCGGAATAACTTGCGATGAGATAGAGAGAACGCTGTCTTCGAGCGAGGGGTCTGGAAGAATTTCTCCAAACGAGGCGACCGAACTGACTGCGTTTGGTTGATTGTTTGATACAGGAGCAAGCGCGGCGACTGGAACCAAGGAGAGAAGATAGCCCACCTTGGACCCAAGATAATCGAGCCGATCAGCAAGAGTGTCGATTTGGGAAATCGTGTGTGTGTGAGTCAGGAATGCGGAGACAGGGCCAGCAGTGGTGATTGCGACAACCAGGGAGTTGGCAGCAGGGGCGGTAGGAAACTGCAGGCTCAGTGTGTTACTATTCACCTCGATTACTTGATATTCCGAGGGGCGGTAGACTCGGCCCGGAGAGGAGTTCTGGCGAACGAGGATGGAGGAGAGATTGTCGGAGGAGAGATTGTGAGCGAGCTGGAAAGTAGTGGCCGATCCATCTCCGATAACGGCAGTATAGCTTTGCTGGCCGGTGATGATTTGATTGGGAGAAAAGGGAATGTAGCTTTTTCCAGAGGGGGGCTCGAGCCATTCGATAGCCTGGGCAGTCTGGAATTCGGGTTTGATGAGCGGTTCCGCGATGGTAACCGGCATCGACCAGAGTTTTTTTCGGAACGTAGCCGGCAGTGGCTGCCCCTGTACCGGAGTAGATACATAAAAGTCAGCCTCTGCCTCAAACTGAAGAGACTGAGAGCCCTTTCCTCTGAGGTATTCCTGCAGTGGGATGGTGTCGAGATTGAGAAGCACGGTCCAGTCGGCAGGTGGAGCCGAATAGACCGAGACAAGCAGCGGAGGAACATCGGTTCCTGTAAATTTTCCGTCAAAAGTGATATGGACGTTGAAGCTCGTCGGATTGGTGACCGTAACGGTATATCCACCCCCCTTGTTGGAGAACATTTGGGTCAGCTCGTCTTTGATCTGGGTTGCGCCGTCAGTGATGTCGAGTAGGTTGCTTTTGTAGAGACCATCAGAGAGCTGAAATGTTCCCTGAAAGGTGGGCGGGATGTAGAGATTTTGGATTGTTGACCAGAGGGAAGTACCGGAGGGGTCAGTTCCTCCATGTTGGAGAATGGTGGCGATCGGAGGTGGGGGAAGGATCTGGTCGCCGCCGGAGGTGAATGCCAGGGGCGCTGCCTCAAAGGTCATCTTATAGCGGGTTTTCCCATTGAGAGTCTGACCTCGGAAAGAAATGAACGACTGCGGAAGAAGAGTGTTTTCCGCGGAGGAGATGACAAAATTAGCTCCGGTTGCGCGTGAAAGATAGATGCCGGTGGCGTCGCTCTCGCAGGTGAAGGGATTGGATTGGAGCAACGAGTTGAGGGCATCCTGCACTTGCTTGGCACTGGCAGAGAAGGGAATGAAGTCGGTAGTTCCCTCCTGGATCACAAGGCGATACTGGCCTCCATTGAGCGAGTAGTCCCTGATGCCGAGTCCACATCGGATTGATGCGCAACGGGAAGCGTAGGAGGCGTCCAGCACATAGCCTCCCATACCGTCTCCGGTAAGGAAGCGAATTCCGATATTCTGCACACCGCCGGCTAGAAACGTCGGCCAGCTAAGTGATTGTCCTGTGGTATTAGAGAAGACCTGCGAAGACTGAAGATCCACATAGACGATTTGGGCGGGATAGGACATACCTACCCGATTTGCCGAGCGTCAACTACCACCCCTGAGGAGGCAAATCTTCTGTTGGGGGTTCTTGTTTAATAAACTTTTTAAAGTAATCTATCGGAGGTGTCATTACTGTATAAGGAAAACCTGGCTCCAATAACGGGATGACCGCAGTGGCAACTTCGACAGCGATGCGAGCACGCGCCCTCGCAAGTTTGTTGGTCCCATATTCGTCAACGGCGATACTCATGCTGTCCAGAAGGCTCCCTCTCCGTTAGAATCGTTCCATAAAGCAGTTAGAACCTGATCCGAAATAGCTGTCACAGCCCCGGCGATGCCGCCCGCAAAGGTGTATCGGCCAACAAACCAAGCTAAAAACGGATCAATCCCAGGCTGGTTATTGTTTTGAGGCACAAGGTTTTTTGGTTTGTATGTCAGATTATAAAACAGATTGTGTTTTACAAAAGCAGACCACCTTGGATTTCCTTCATCATCCGTTTCTGTGAATGATTTGCCAGCGGAATCCGGGGGAGAGATCCAGTAAATTGTAGAAACTAAAATCTGGTCTTCGCCATTATCACCATAAGATCCTCCCAGTCGCTGATCAAAGCCCGGTGAAACTGGGGCCGGCGGAACATAAGGGCCGATCACAATCCGAGCCCTTGCCCCCACCCCCTGCAGGGTTGCGGTGTCTATGCCCACGGTGTAATCCACCAATTGGCCTGTTACGATATTGCCTGGAATATCCACGAATAGTTTGTTGGTAATTCTGGCTTGGGAAATCCAAACGTCACATTTCGACAAGGATGGTCCAGCTCCTGAAGAGAGCGTCTGGTCTAGCAAATTGGCCGCAGTGGTCGGATCATCAAAGTTTGAAGCGTTTACCGCATCAGAACTTAACGCTACGCCCTTTTTTACTCCCATGGCGTAAATGAATTCAGGAATCACTTCATGTTTTATTGTGCCATCACTTTGAGCAATACCATCCCTTGGATCGTAAATATCCGAAAGTCTGATCTTAATCATCGGTTTGTCCAAAAGATTTATTTCCGTACCAGAAATACGCTGACCCGTACTGCTAAATTTGGTTGCGGGAACATCTTTCTTCTTGGCAGCGGCCTCAGCGTCGGCATCCTCCATGGCCCTTGGTACACTTGGATCAACCCCATTAATAAACCCAGGTTTGATGGTAACATACCAGTTTCCTTCTTTAAAGAAGGGAGTTGTAGTCCATGCGTGACCAGTAAACGCATCGGGCGTTTTAAACTCAGGTCGATCTATTCGATCTTTCTTTTTTTTAGGAACAAGAATGATCATGACGAGAAAATCAAACTACGCGGCCTACCATATTGAATAATTGAAATGTGCAGTAGATCATGAAAAGCAAGTTGATGAAGCCCTTGTTTTTCATGCCATATAGCCAATGGGTGAAAGCATTCGTCAGGATTTGATATATTATTTGCTCTTGCCTCAATAAAAAGATTGTTTTCCGCTTGATCCTGTTTTATTGCCAGCATTTTTCCATTTGTATTTACCTTGATGACGACACCAATGTAGCAACGTTTGTAAGTGTCAAATTTCAATGCTCCTGTGTAATACACGTCTTTATCCGAAATCCGAGAGCTTCCAATTGTTGGTTCAATTCCATTGACATACCCCAGGCTTATAGAAGCCTTTATGGTTTGAGCGTCCAAAAGATGCGCATCCACATAGAAAGCTCCTCGAAATGTCCTGCGAGGCGTCCTGGTGGAATCCGGAGAAACCAGTGGTTTAGGTTTTTCGTCTTTTACAGCTAAAACAATCATGATGAATAAATAATTCTGTTCCACCCATGAGGTGAATATGTCCAAGCTTCTGTTGATAAGTGATCTCTTCCGTGAACCTCGTAAGAATCAGAACTCTTGATCCAAGGATCGTTCGCAGCGGCTCCGCTGAGTTGATTTCCGCCCCCTCTTGGGAATGGCACTGGTCCATCCGGAGGACTATCAACATATCCTACATCACCGCTTATATTACTATAGCTACCAGCATTAGGTGTTGTTTTCTGAACTGTTACTGTTGGTAAAAGGAATTCTTGAACTCCATACATGGGGTTGATACCATAAATAGTTTTCCCTGTTTTGTCCGTTCCGGTTCGAGTGCTTTCCCCGGTTGGATCGTAGGCTGGCCAATCCCATTCTCCGTCATTTAAGCGCGCTTTGTATTTGTTTTTTAATTCACCAAAGTTTTTGTGCAGGGATATGGGACAAAGTTCCAGATGAACATCAGCAGACCAAAGGGAATTTTGTCCTGGCCCGATTCCGCTGTGACTAACAATTTCACTAGCCGTTTCATAGATTTTATACAAAATTCCGATTCCCTCGCCGTCATTTTCGTATTCATCCCTAACGTGAACCCAACCAAAACCCACGCTTGGAAGTTGCACCTGGCGTGAGTCAGGATTAGTAGATTCTCCTCCAAAAACTTTGCATGCTACCGCGCATGTCCATTTTCCTGGAGAATATGATATTCTGTGTAGATATGGCTCGTTTTTGCCGATTGTCTTAGTAGCTATCATGGCTTAATAGATAAGTTTATTCCAGCCCCCGGGGCCAGATAACAAGTAATTAACTTTGTATGTGTAAGCCGCCCCACGCTGATCAAAGCTAAACCCAGCATAGAGCCAGTTCCTAGTTCCACTTCCTGGAAGGTTTCCAATCGGGGAGCCGTTTGATATTTTTCCTATGCCATAAAAATTCAAATCGACTGCCTGCCTATAAGGAAAGCTTTTGCTGGCAGACCATGTAGCGCCCCCCTCCATGAATATGTCTACGTTTGCAAATGGGTTGGCATTAGAAATTGCATTCCCGTCTTTGTCGAGTCCATTTGTACCGCCAGTATCAAGTGTTTCTTTCCACAAGACTTTTCCATCCTTAACACCAGTCGCGAATTGCTGAACTAGGTATCCTATCTTTGGGTGCATGGTAATTGGAGATGACGAAACAGAGGAAGTGAGAGCCGATGAGGTGTCAACACTTCCTGCATCGCCATATTGCGCATCGAGGCCCCCTGCGGGAGAAACAAACGTGTAGTCAATCTTCCAGAACCCATCGGTCATTTCGCCAGTGATGTTATGAAGTCCATAAAACATACCAGGCCACGGAATCTCTTTTACCGGAGGAGGGGCCGTTCCTGAAATACAGATCATTGTAATGGTAACCTCATGATACAAAACTCCTGAAACGCGGCGACTTTCGTAAATCTTAAGTACGCCATTACTTGCATTGAATGATTTCAACATATTATCGTTCGGATAGAGTTTTTGCTAGATTCCACGATTGTTTCATGGTTTCATCTATTCTTTTTAATAAGTTATTTTGCTCGTTGTTTAGATCCTCAAGTTTCTTGTTCTTGTTTTCGTTTGAATTGACCATGCCTGCCCACCCTGAAGAACCTCCCATTCTAGCCAAGTTGCTAACAGGTATGGTTCCTTCCCTTTCTATGTCTTTGACAACCCTGTTTCTTCTCACTTCAATGTCGGCAAGTTTGTTCGCTTGATCGGGATCGGAAATTGTTTTTCCTAATTCTGCCGCTCTTTCATGCTTGGCCTTGGTATCCTCGAGCGAATCGGCGGCAATTCTGGAAGATTCCCTTTCTTTGTATGTTGCTCCATATTTCTCTGAAGTCCGTAATGATTGAAGCTTTAAGTTGTCCCTGGCCTCAGCAAGCGACGTGGCTTCCTGTTCTTTTTTTGCACTCAAATCTCGGCTTGAAGATTGAACCAATGCCTCCAGATCACGAGTACGCCTATTACCCACTCCGGCCGCTGAAGCCGCCTCATTGGCGTTATCAAGATTTGCCTTGTTTTGCTCATTTGGGTTGGCCTTGTAAGCGGCCGAGGCGGCGTCTTTTGCCTTCGATGCCTCAAGTGCTTTTAGTTGGCTTTCAAGTTCTTTTTTGGCGCCATTCATATTGATAGCGCCTTCGGTTTTGCCCTTAAACTCAGATCCTTCGATTACGCTCTTCGATTGAGCTACTTTCATTTGCGAAATCTGTTTTTCGACGTTAAGCCTGCGCATGGATGCCTCATATTCTGCTTTTGCGGCAGATTCAGAGATTTTTGCCGCCTGAAGCTTGGTAGCAGTAATTTGTTTTTCGGCATCTAGCTCTTGTTGGATCTCTTCAGCACCGCGACCATTGGTTCCGGCGGCGGCGGCTTGCACTTGAGCCACTTCCAGCTCTTTGCGTTTTTTTTGTTCCTGGTCAGTACCCCTTGAAGCATTGTATTCGTCAGCCTTCTTTTTTAATTCGACAGCAGCATTTAGTGCTTTGACGTTTGAGGATCTGTTTAATCCACTTTCGGCGTTGATCTTATATTCATCATCGGAACCATCGCTTGAAAGGCTTGCTAGTCGTGATTCTAAAGTAGCCTTATTTCGAGACTGTTGAACCATGTTATTTCGAGCTGCCAATGCTTCCGCAGCCGCTTGACTTTTATTTATTGCATTCTCTTTCTGCTGTGCAGATATGGTTGGATCTTCTTTTTTTAATGCGGCATCTCGTTTTACTTCTAGTTCCTGAATGGCTTTTCCAGACACATCCCCTTCAGAGGTCGCCCTTTTATCGATTTGTTTTTTTCGGAGATTAATATCAGCTTCTCTTTGTTTAGCCACTTCTACGTCTTTTCGTGCTTGTATCAGATTGTTGTTTGCTGGGCCATAAAGACTATCAGCCCCTGACTCGCTGCCCCCCTCTTTAATAAACTTTTCACGTTGCTGCATCTGGGATCCGTACCTCTTTTCAAGGTTATCCCTTGCAAAGGTTTTTTCCAGTAAGTCTGCTTTTGAAGCCCGGCTTTCGCTTTCAAGCATAGTTTGTTCGCCAACAATACTTTTTTTATAATCGATTTGTTTTTGAATGCCACCGCTTTCAGATTTGGTTTCTATTGATTTTAGTTCTTCAAAAGCCTTTTCTTTTTCTTGGGCAGTTTCCGACCTTGCTATTTTTCCGCTGGCATTGTTTATTTTAGTACGCTCGTCGTAGGATTGCTTGGAAACAATTTGGTTTTTATCATCTTTTTTCGTGGCCCGTTCTACTTCAGATTTAGCCATAGAGGCTGCTGAGTCGACATCGACTGACCCTTGAAGGCGCTCAAAGGCTGCATTTCGACTATTCTCGATAATATCGTTTCGCTGATAGTTCTTTTGTAATTGTTCCCTATCAAGGCCGAGTCCGTTACTAGAAATAGCAGCAATCTGAGATCTGGCATTTTTTCTTCTATTTAACTCTTGCGAGGCTGAATTCACCTCACCCTCTGCACTAGCTTGTCGTTCCCGAGCAGCTACTCCAAACCAATCCATTGTAACTGCTCGATTCCAGTTCGTATCTTTTTTAGATTCGCCTTGCTGTGTTTTTTGCGCCGATTCAAGGCGAGTCTTGGCCTCATCAACACTCGCATCGGCTGTTTCTAAAGCTTTTTGCCTGTCCTCAACTGTACCGCCTTTGACGGCTGGAACCATTGCTTCGATCTTTGAAGAGCCTTGCGCACCGCTTGCGGCAAGTTCTTTGTTCTTTTTAATCAGTTGATCAACCTCGCGCGAGGTTTGTAAGGCGCGGCCCCCAAAAAGTACCAATGCCGTAACAATCGCCGAAATGAACCCCAAAGCGCCTGCCCCCAGACCAACCCAGCTTCTGGTGACTGCATTTAGAGCGGTCATTCCTCCAGCCGCTGTAAATGCGGCTGAACCCATTCTGATAAGAGTTGCTGCAACCCCCAATGCGGCTACGGATGTCGTGACAAAAATGCCGGCAGCGGCTGCAAATATGGCATTAAAAATCAAGACAATACCCTTAACAGAATCAGAAGAGGATAAGAATTTGCCAATAGATTCTTTTATTCCATTAAATCCCTCGCTAATCGCGGCAAAAGGGGCGGAGGCCGCCTCGTCAAGTGCGCTTTTAACTTTTTGAAAGGATATTTGTGCTCGAAGGGCTGCTTTTTCCCCTTCGATAAACATGTCGCCTATATTTCTGGCGCTATTGGCTTGAAGCGATGCGAGTTTAGCCTGAAGACCCGCCAGGGTTCCACCCAGGGCATTGGCAGCTCCGGTCGATTTGGAAAGATCACCAGAAAGAGCTATCATCTTTTCTGAGAACGATCCACCAGCGGCAGTAATGTTGTTAATCTTTTCGGCCGTATCGCTAGAAATGGCTCCCATTTCCGCCAGCGAGGCGGCCGCCTCTGCACCGCCGCCCCCCTTCATGGACGCAATTAGGCGAGCATAAGCCGTGGCCATTGTGTCGATCGGAGATCCTGTGGCCGCAGCCATGTCTGCCACTTTCTTGAGATTGGCAGCGGTATTTACTGCGTCTCCGCCGACGATTTTTAAGTTTTTTGAAGCCGCCCCCAAAGAATCTAGGTTGAATGGCCCATTTGCTGATGCCTGGGCAAGTTCCTCAACTTTTTGTTTTGCTTGGGCGGCGGAGAGTCCGATGCCCTCAAATTGCTTTCTAAGCTGTTCTGCGCCGGATGAGGTATTGATTGCGTCCTGCAATTTCTTTGCGTTCATCGCTGTAGATGCGATGGTTGAAAGCAGTTTTTGAGAGGCAATACCAAGGACTGCGATTGGACCAACAGTTTCAGCAAGGATGTTTTTGAAAGCCTTCCAAGGCTCTGTGGGTGCTTGCGGTGACCTCGGTGCAGTGGCTGTCGGCGGCATACCAGAACCCTCGATCGTCAACAATTATCTATTGCGATCGATAACCTGCTTCCAGTATTTGATCGCGGCCAACCCCGTAGCATGGGGCGTTGGGGTATTTGGGTGCTCTTTTATTAATTCATCTGCTATGTCGGCTATCTTTTGTTGTCGCACTTTCAGGTTTTCCTTAAAGCGCTCTTCGTCCATAGGGGTCCAGATATCCACTTTCCCACCCTCCATTTTTGCAAAACAAACGTTCATCCAAGCCAATTCTCCAACTGGCATATTCCAGGCTTCCTTGGGAGGACGCGATGCAACTTTGCAGTAATAGGATACTTGCGAAAGTGTATCATCAATCTGTGAATCTTGATTTTCTTGCAGAAAGGCGTCGTGTGCCGCTTTATTCGCGCTGGTCTGATAATCCGGGTCTTTGGTTATCAAGAACATATCGTGATATGCCTCTGACAGTTTTTTTAAAGACGACCCATTTCCACCCCATAGTTTTGGCGGAGAGTTATAATCTTCAATATAGTCGTAAAGTTTCGATATTTCCTTATTGGCATTAAAAAAATAAACAAAGATATGCCATAGAATTGAGGACACTGCCCCCAATTCTGTGGTGTTTGTTTTTTGAGGGTATTGGCTGGTACAGATTTTAGCTGCCAGATAGGCATCCCATTTTTTTGCTCCACCAATCAGGATCTTAGAGTTCACCCACTCCAATTGTAAGCGATGCCAGTTTGAAAATGGCTTTAACTTAAAACCAAAAACACGAACTGGTTTTGCGGAATGTAAAAAACTTTCCGCAAAACGCTCGTCGAAAATGTAATAATTCTCAACCAAGTTGACTCATTAAAGGCCCTTGCCTGTAACGCTTACCTTTACGAAATCCTGATTGCTGGCTTCAAGCTTGGAACTCATGATCTTCTGATCTCCCGCAACACCAGAGATGCTGCCACCCAGGCCAGGCGCCGCGAAGGTATTGGCGTACCCGGAAACTTCAGAGGTATAAGTGCCTTTGCTCATATAGATAGCGGCGATTTCACCAGTGGAATCTTTTGCACGAGCGATGTTCCCATATTCTGATCCCTCAGATACCTGGGTAACTACGCTAATGCCGTTAACGCTGACGCCTCCGGCGCCGGCGGTCGTGCCGTTGAAAGAGTTAAGTGCCATATTTTTATTTGGTTATGATCCGACAGAGGGTGACCCAATTGCTTCGATTTGTATTTTTGATACGTCCTCGTTGCTCCTGATTGAGGCAGCTTTTGTGACGTATCCATTGACGCCTCCTGCCGAAAAAGCGGATCCAAGATCTGGAACTCCTCCGCCCGTTTCGTATTTGGTAGCACTGATTTTATTCTCCTCGCCACCATACATGATGTCTTTAAGTAGGCCTGTTCCATCTACTACGTCGATTTGAACAGTGTAGGATTTCTCAACCGAAAGCTGCGCAATGTTTTCGTCTCCGGTTCCAAACTTATAATTTCCCATTCCTTGTCCGTGATTTGCAATGCTCATAATACTATTGAGATTGTGTCAACTACGAAGCGGCACTCGTAGCCGCCCCGACCTTGAACTCCAGGATCTCGGCTCTCTGGAAATCGCGCACTTCACTCCTGAGGTTGGCCGGTGAATGGCCGAGGATTTTAAGCCCGTTTGCCTCATACTCCTTGAGAGGAGAATCCTCACCCGTGGCCCAGAGATAAACGGCGTCGGTAGTTTCCCTCATGGGGTCAATCGCCTCAGCCGCAGGGGCCGCGATGCGGAACTCCAAGGTCACCAGATGAGCGCTTCCGCGATGCTCCGCCTCCGTGGCAACGACAGAGACATAGCGATCGGGCCTGACCCCATCCGAGGCCCCTGGGAGGGCGGGGCAGGAAATGACATTGCTTTCAGAGAGAGATGCCGCCATCTCGACTTCGATCAGGGATCGGACATTCATTGTTAGAATTGGGAGCGCGGCGCGGTACCGGAGGTGGAGCCGCAGGTGAGCGTGGTGGTGAAGCCGTTATTGCGGATCCCCGTGACGCGGTAGTGCTGGGTGGGGGTCGTCGGGACAGCGACCATCATGCCGACACGAGGACCGCCCCAATTCTCAGCGGCAGCCATATCGGTTGAGAGGACTTCCAGCTTGGCGCCCTCTACTCGGGAGAACCCACCATTCCCGTCACTCTCTGTGGTGTACCCGCTCATGGGAGAGATGATGGCGCGGACGGATCGGCCTTCCAGAATGACGAGGGAATCCATTTCGGAAAATAGGGCCGTATCTGCAATTTCCATCGCGTCGTCAAAGCTGCTGCTGCTCATTGTTCATTGGGCACAGGTCAACTCCCGTCAACGCAAAAAGCCCCGGCTGAAGTTTCCTCCAGCCGGGGCCTCTATGCGCCCACAATGGCAATCAGTTTAGATTATGCCCACTGCGTGCCGATAAGGATACCGGCGTTGGGGTTGATGATCTTGACGGTGCGGTTCGAGCGAACTCGGATCTTGTCGCCGCGACGAGCCTCGTCACGATACTGATCCGTGGTGAACAGGCCACCCTCGCTGTCAGCGTCCCAGATGATCGTGCGGCCCACGCCGCCGGCCATGAAGTCGCCGCCCTGGACATCGCCAAGGAACATGTAGTCATTACCCCACACATTCTGGATGCTGGTCTTGCCCTTGATGGCGGCATCGTAGGTCTTGCGAGCCACAACGACGTTGGGGATACCGAAAGCATCTCCGAGCACTTGGGTGGTGATGTTGGAACCGCCCTGAGTGGTGTTGAGGAAGCCATACAGATAGGTCTGCATGAGCTTGGAACGCTTGATCAGGTTGAACACCGACAGGCTGAGAACCAGCGTGTTGGGGGTCTCGCCGACGCTGGAAAGGCTCTCAAGCGCATAATTGATGTCATGGGGAACGTCAATTGTGTTGAGGTTTGTCTCAGTGTAAGCGACCGATCCGTTGCTGAGGTTGAAGGTCGAGGGATCCATGATGGCTCGGGAGGTAGCCAGCTCGTAATCGAGCATCACCTTCTGCATGCAGAAGTTAGCGGTGACCATTTCGGCATCGAAGAAATCCTTCATCTCCTTGCGAACCTTGTCGTCGACACGCTTCTCATGACCGAACTCCTCGGTCGAGTAGCTGTCCCACTCAAAGCTCTCTTCGCTCTCGTTGTAGGTGCCAGTAGAATTGCGCTTCTGGCTCTCCTTCTTGAGAAGCTCACCCTTGGCGACACGGAACTTGGGATAGCGGCCGATCTCCTTGGGGCTGGAATAGACGGGGAGAAGCGACTGACCAATGTAGTGCTCCTTCTGATGAACAGCCTCCATTAGGAGGGTGCTGATGTCCTGACGTGGGACTGAATCGGTGGTGTTGTACATAATGTGTTTTCCTCAGTTAATTAGATGAAGAGTGCGCGGATCTGGCCGTTGGAGCTTCCGGCGGGAGCTGCCTCCCAGGCGTAGGCAACGACGGTTCCGGTGGTGTGCTTCACGACCTGTCCGTTTGCGGCCTGATCGAGGGAATCGCCGATGGCGATCGCCGTATCATTTCCGACTTGGACGAAGGAGATGCCATTGGCGTGGGAAAGGAACACTGCGACAGCAGCGCCGGCGACGGCACCACGGACGAGGGTTCCAATGACGATATCGCTCGCGCCGGCGACGGCTACGCCGCTGGAGGTGAGCTTGAGGAGCACGCCTTCCTTCCCAGATAGGTCGGAGGCGGCAATTGCAGAAACAACGGTGTTGAAGTTGCTCATAATTGTTGGTTGTTGGGTCGGTTGGTTGGGTTGTTGGTTACACTGAGCGCGCCTCGCGACGGTCAGAGAGGTGTTTGGCGTGGGCATCGGGGCTCTCTTTGTGAGCCAGACGGATGGCCTCGGCCTTGGTTTTCCCCTGCGACTCGAAATTCTTTACGAGTTTCTCAAAATCGGAGAGTTCGAGGTTGCTGGAGGAGATGTCACCCTCAGCAGAGAAAGCAACGGGGCGGGTTCCGGTACGCAGGGCGTGTGCCTGTGCGTCGCAACGAGCCTGAAGCTTGCTGTTAAGTTCATTTAGCGAGGCATTCTGGGAAGAAAGCTCGGTGAGGGTTCCCTCGATGGTTGCAAAGTGATGCTCGATCGTGGCGTTGTCCTCGGAGGCCTGCTTGCTCTCAAACTTGGCAGAGAGCTCCTTGACCTGGGCGCGGAGAGCGGAAAGCTCAGATCCGCCACCAGCAGAGGTTTCCACGCCGGCACCGGCGAGTTCGCCGGCCTCTTCGGAGGGCTCGGTTTCAGCCTCCTCGGCTTCATCATCACCGGCCATGGCCTCGGCCTGCAGTGCATGAATGCCAGCGGCGTCATCCTCGGTCATGTGACCTTCAGCAACAAGCTGACTGATCTGCTCTGGGGTGAGGGTCAGAAGATCCTCGATGGTGATTTCGTTTTCATCGCCATCTGGCTCCTGCTGGCCCTGCGTGGACTGCTGGAGTTCGGCGTTGAACTGGTCTTGCTGATCAAGGCGAGCGTTGATCGCGGTGAGTTGGTCAAGCACATCCTTGAGGGAGGGCTCGGCCTGTGGCTGCTGGTTGTTTGGTGTGCTCATAAGAGTTTGCTTGTTAGTTTGCGTGTCAACTGACATCCCGAAATTAGCTTCAAAGAAACCATTCGGATTGGCCGCTGGATTTGCGACCACATCCACGGAAATTAATTCCCTGCAACGTGCCGCAGTTTTTCCATCGGAGCGTTTTTCGTCCTCACCCATGAATGCGGCACTCAGGCCGATGCACTCAGGCATACGCTGAGCAAGCTCAAGGGCTTGCTCATATTGGGCGTGGCTCTTGAGAAGATGCCAATCACCCAGAAGTTTGTGATCCTTGATGCGGAAGTTCTCCAGGTATCCAGCAACGGCATCAGCCCCGGAGCGGTGATTCCATTTAACAGGAACCTTGCCCATCTTGCAGGCGCACTCAAAAAGTTGCTCAAGAGTTTTATTGTCGACCTCAAGTTCGTGGCCTCGAGCTGTCACTCCTCCGGTAATAACGGATACTCCGTGGATAACCCCAGAAACGGGATCTACCTTTCCTACGAGTTGCTCAAAAAACTTGGTGTCCATGCAAATTGCATGGGGCGTCAACTCATCCCTTGCTTGCCTTGCGGAGAGTTTTGCTCCAGGCAGAGAGCTCAGTAAGGCGGCCGAGGAAAGCGAAGTCTTTTTTCTGCTTATATCCACCAAGATGCTTTTTCACTTCGTATGCAAGTGCTGGAGCGGCAGCTACGGCTCCATACGAAGCAATACCGACCCCGGGCTTAAGGTGGTCGAGAACTCCCATTTTTACCTTTGTTGCCTTATGGGCATTTCTTAAAACAGCGTGGCCTCGAACAGAGGCGTCTATTTCAGATGCCATCTCTGGGGCGGATGCGATTGTTCCAATGATGGCTGCATTCCTTGCCTTATTTTGATCGGATGTTCCAGCCGAAGCATAAAGAGCCCCAATTCCAGATGCTTGCCTTCCGATACCACGTCCCCAGCCGGAGTGCACAAGTGGATTTCCAGAAACGTGTCCAATTTCATGGGCTAGAACCCCCGACTTCATTGCAGGGTGTACGTTTTCCCCAATAGCAACGCCGCGAGTGCTTTTACTGCCGTTATCTCTGGTCAGGCTTTCAATTCCCATTTTTTGAATCTGGGTAAAAACTCCATCTTCTTTTCCTGAATGATTCCAAGCGAAACCAGGCATGTATTTATGACTTGAGGTGTGAACCCCGATGCCTTCTTTTTTTGCATTTTTTACAATGTGATTATAAACTTTTTTCTCTTGCGATGTTGCTTCTCGATGCCCCTCTCCAAACGGATTTCCAATTACAGCACCTAACGTAGGAATGCTAACGCCGAGACCAACGGCGGCTGGAGCCGCTAATGCCGCAGTGGTTGCGTGCGGATTGAGCCGATCGGTTTTTTCGGCGAGTTCAGTCAGGCGGCCGATGAAAGATAGTTTAACGCAATTATTAACCATCTTGCCATTTTTGCCTTTTTTCTTTCCCTTCGCCTGATAGCCATCCCAGCATTTCATGCCTTCAAAATCCTTCCTCGAAAGAATTGTATCAGAAGGACCGCTTGCCTCTGTGACTTCTACGCCCCGAGTCTGCTGCTTGCGCTTATTAACAGCGGCAAGAATAGCTTTGCGATTTAAATCGTTTTGCATAATTACCGCTGGGTTGTACGCAGCCTGAAACGAGCCAGGATTAGCTCCTCCACCCGTCTCGGGGGAGAATTGACCCTCTGCATTTCTGGGGCGCGTGTCTGGCATGATTAAGCCTCTTCGGAAGCGGCCTCAACCTTGGCGGCTTTAGGGGCCTTAACTTCTTTAGGAGCCTCGACCTTGATGAGGCCGAGCTTCTCTTCGATATGCTTGATCTCGGAATCGAGTCCGTGCGTGAAGTTAGCAAGGTAAGTCTTGATGGAGTCCCAAGCTGAGGATGTATTGATGTTGCTCATGGTAGTTGGTTGTTGAAATTAAGCAAAGGCAGCGGCATTACGGAGTTTGCCGAGAATGCCAGCAAGCCCCGAAACCTTGCTTCCGGCAGGGCCGAGTTTGGATCCTACTTGTGATGCGCCTGTCCAAGCGGACTTGGCTCCAGCCTTGAGGTCGTTCCCCAGGTTGGCATATGCGTCCTTTACGGGAATATTCATTGGCTTTCCAGCGCCGCCACCAAGGCTAGCGTTGAGTCCCTGAGTAGCGGGATGCTGTCCATAGGTTCCCATTACAGCCTTGTGTCCAAGGTATCCCGCTCCACCAACAGCACCGGCGGCGGCGATATCGCCAACGACTCCGACGGGGTTGACGGAAGTTTTCATTCCATTGAACTGGCCGTCCTCATAATCGGGAACTTGCTTAGTCGGATTGAAAAAGCCCATCTCGATCTTGCGAGAAAGCTCGGTCAGGCGATCAAGAGCAGACATCTGCTTGTTGGACTCGATGCGCTTTTTACCAGCATTTCGAGCCCACTTGTAGCCACCAATCGCTCCGCCAGCCAAACCAAGTCCGGCTCCAATAAGGCCGGCTGTTTGAGCTCGTTCATGAACAATTGATGGAGAAATCATTAAATTGCGCCCGGCTCGCTCAGCTAGCTTTTCTTCAATCTTGTGACCCGCCAAAGACCCGCCAGCCCCAGCGGCCCCGGCGGCGGCGACGCCACCAATAATAGATCCTGTTTGTTTCCAGCCATCCTTGTATGCGTCGCGCTTGCGATAAACTTGCCCAGCAGCCTCGGCGTCTACGGCATTGTGAACCGACGCTGGAACGCCGATATACCCACTCGCAAGAGGCATGAAGAGGTTAGTTCCAACCGCGCGAGACACATTTCCTTGCGGCGTCTGACCCTTCTTACGAGCGGCCTCCTGTGGAGTAATGGGAATGCCCCCAAATTCTTTGCAATTAGAAGATAGTTCGATAAGGCGATCAAAATGTGTGTTCATGATGGTTATGAGGTTGGTCAACTATTACTTTACAACGTGAAATCCGTTTTTGCGGATGCTCTCTTTCGCTTCTTCGGGATGCCCTGGTGGGAAAACGCTAGAACGATAGCGAGGCCCAGCTTTGGCGCTAACAGGGTTGCCCTTCATGTCGAACACGCCTTTTGCTCCGCCGGTTCTAAAGGGGTTCACAGGAAGGCCGGCGTGTTTACGCGCGGCTAATATGCCAACGGCGGCTCCGCCAATTCCGGCCGTGCCAGCCGTTACCTTCCAGAGAAGGTCTCGGTTTTCCTTTTTCTCATGCCACTCTTTTTCGCGGCGGTAGCGAGCGCGGGAGCCTGGCGCAAACACTCGGGCCGATCGGCCCCGTGGATCGCGAACATCCCAACCATTATAGGCCGCCCACTCGTCAAAGAAGTGAGGTTTAACCTTGGAGGAAAAGATCCGATAACCCCGTTTAGCGGCTGATCGAATAATCTTTTTAAGTCTCCCCTGAATGTTTTTTCGTCCCCAAGCTGTATTGTTGGTCACAAACGCCCCCCCAGCAAGGGCTCCACCGGCAGCGGCGGCTCCAGCGGCATTTTTGAACCAAGACTTTTCCCATTCGCGCTTTTGGGGGCGACCAGAAGCATCACGCTTGCGAGGGTTGCCAGCAAAAACATCTCCAGTATCGCCGGCTAGGCGCGCGGCACGAGTGCCCCACTTGTGGATACCCTTGCCTTCGTTATAGAATCCGCGAATCATTTGCGCCTGACCGAATGTGGGCATGGTTCCGTCTTGGTTTGATAGGAGATCCCCTTCAACTCCGTATGCCGAGCGAACAGGGCTAGCAAAGGTTCCGCGCTCGCGGCTATAGCGAGGGTTGTTGTTCTTATCGGTTCCGACTTGCTCGCCAGCGCGGCGAGGCTGGTTGTAGAAACCAAACTCCTTGAGTGTGGTCTTGATCTTGCGAGCGAGGTTGTATTTCTTCTGCCATTTATCAGCGGCGGCTTGAGCGGCGGTACGCTCCCCCTCGTGATTGCTTTCGGAAGCTGTTCGTTTCATAGACTGCCATTTCTCCCATTTCTCGGCTTTTGCAGTGCCGGCGTGCGGGTTGGTTGGGCCTTTGGCTCGATGACGGGGAGGGGGGCCTTGGCGGGAAGAATTGCTTGCCCCCTTGGATGACGAGGAAGCGTTGCGGTATTTATTCTCCCAATCCCTAGCTTGAGCTTCCGCCCTAGATGCACGCTGGGAATCTTGCTGGCTGGCAAAACGCCATGCTCTTGCGGAAGCCTTTGCGGTTTTCGTCTCTTTAAACGACTTCTTTACACGAGAGGCAGTCCGCGCAAATTGAGCTTTAGATCCACCGCGATAGCCGAGGCCTGCGGCGGCGGCCATACCCACGGCGGCAGTGACGCCACTTGCATGGAACGCTTGTTTGCGCGCATCGGCTACGTCGTCGTATGGCGAATAGCCACGGAATTCTTCAAAGAATTTCTTTTTTCCCTGAAGAGAATTCACTGTATCCACTTCTTGCCCCTCATCTGCGGCGTGTGATCCACCCACTACAGCGCCAGCGCCAGCCCCAGCGGCGGCTGCCAATGGAAGGGGTGCCTTCTTCATGAAGGCGGCCGGTCGCCATCCTGTTTTGGGATTGGCAAGTTTATCAAGGTTGATGCCAGTCCACTTGACGGATGCGGGGAATTTCCTCGCGGCAACTACGCCAGTGCCTCCAAGAATGCCGCCAACAATAGCTCCTCCAAGAGCGGCCCTTTTCGTTACTGGAGCGCCCTCATGATTTTTAGGTTTACCAAGAATAGCCGTTCCGATTGCGGTACCGCCTCCAGCAAGGGATCCTCCCAAGGCAGCACCTCTTCCAATGCTCGTAAGGGTTCCGGCAAGCGTTGATTTCATTTTTAACCCAGGAATAGCCCCAAGGATTGCTCCTGTGCTTCCGCCTAAAATAGCAGCCTTGATAGTTGGATTAGACTGCTTTTCAAAAAAGTGAGGGTTAGCCAGCGCCCTGACCATATTCTTCCGAGCAAACAGCTTTGCTCTCTTGGCGGCTAGGCCAGCAATCGCGGCTGTACCAGCAAGTGCAGGGATGTTTTCTGCCTGCTTTGCCCAGCGGGGGCGATCTCCATAAATATCGCGGCTATGATTAGTAGCACCGCGAACGGCTATGACGCCCCCTGCACCGAGGGCGGCTCCAATAGCGACCTTGTTGAGAACTGGCTTGCGCCCACGAACAAGGGCTCCAGCTAGGCCGCCGGCAACGGCGGCGTGAACGATATTCCGATCACGGCGGTCAAGATCCCCCTCATGGATTGTCTTGATGAAACGATCGTGGGCTACCCTACCGTTAAATGGCACGCCATCTTCATAGCGACGGAAATCCTCAGCAAGTTCCTTAATCTTCAATTTTGCCGACAATGCCCAATCGGGGCGAGGGCGAGTTGCATAGCTTTTTTTGCCCTTCATCCCGGCTTTAAAACCAGCTTTGGTTTCTTTCCATGTATTGATGGGATGAAGGATGTTGTAAATGCCACCCTTGGCCTCGCCATAGATTCTGCCAAGGTCAGCATAGATCGACGTGCTGTGCTTGACATTATCCTGGGTCCTACCCACAGATTCAGCCACATTTCCTGCCTTCCGAAGATTGGTTTTAGCAACTTTTTCCACGCGACGGGCGGCCCTTGCCACTTGGGGGATAGCGACAGCTCCAGCCCCTATGGCGGCACCCCCAATCAAGGGAAGAAGAACCGAATGCTTCCTCTCGTCAGAAAACGCTTTCTTATCGCGCTTCAGCACGTTTGGGGCTCCGTCAGCGATAGGTCCGTTTTTCACAGAGGCTGCGGTTGCCTTGATAGCATCTGCCGCGCTCGAAACCTTGGACATGGTTTCCTTGGCGTGTGCGGCAACGGCGGGGGCGTGCTCATGAAATGTTGCGGCAACCTTGGGGATTTCCTTGGAAACCTTTTTGTATAGCCCGTGCCCGCGATAACCGACGTAGCCCAAAAGGCCCAGCGATCCCACGCTGGCGGCAAGGCTGGCAGCATCACGAATCTTGGAAAGAGCATCACGCTTCTGGTTTTGAACAATGACGGTCTCGAATTCGTTGTTGGGATTTGCCTCCTGCCAGCGAGTTTGAGCACGCTTGAATGCGGCCTTCTCTCCCTTGGAGAGATTCGGGTTTGAAGCGGCTTTCTTGAAGCTGGCATTACCGGCCTTGTATCGAGCTTTTGCGGCGGTCTTGGCTCCCTTGGCTTTCTCAGCGGCAACACCCATGGCGGCGGCTTTAGCGTTCCGCTGGGCACGAACGACGCGATTCACAGCGTTGCGAGCAATGTCAGCACGTTCGGCGGCGGCAACAGTCCCCTTAAGTGCGTGACCGGCTCCAGTTAGGCCAGCGGCAAGGCCAGCGGCTCCGATGGCTGTTTTTAAAAGGCCATGACGCTCCTCTTCTGGAGTCTTAGCGTAAGACTGGAATTGCTTCATTCCTTTTAGGAGGGCGGTCAACTCCCTAGAGAAGTAATGCCTCCAAACGGCCTTCTCGGTATCGCTTAGGGCAGAAAACTCCTTTTTTCCACTCGCAAGAGCCGCTTTTATTTGGCGAATCCCCTCTAGCCCCTCATCCCAGCGTTTATCACTCGGGGGGAGGGGGTTAGGGCGTGGGGGGAACAGCTCGGAACGATTGGGAACAAGTCGGCCTGAGCGACCTTTCTTTTTACCAAGGCGCGCGGCCTCCTCTATCTTGCGAAATAATTCACTCATTTCTCTTTAGCCTTATCGGCTGGCTTGGAGGGTGTCGCAGGAGCAGCAACTACCTCTGGTTCTTGGTACTCTGGCACGATCTTGTCGGCCTCGGCTTTGCTCATGCCGTACATCTGCATGAGGGTGTTGATGGCACTCTGACGATCCATCACGCCGTCTCCGACATTCTTGAGGATGTCGATCATGGGCTTCACGTCCGTGCCAGCTTCTACTAAGCCGGCAGGGGGAGCAGGTGGCGGCGTGTTCATGGCGGCCAGCAGTTCGGTGGCACCGGAGAGGCGGGTCGTGAAGAGTTCGATCGGCACACCTGTCTCGGCCGCTACTCTCTGCATATACTGCACTTCAGAGGCTTGGCGGCGGGTTACTTCTTCAAAGGTTTGCCCTCCTTCGGAGATGAGGTCGCTTGCAGTGATGAGGCCGGCTTGCAACTTCTGGAGGTTGGCGGCTGTGTCGTTGCCGTAGTCGCCTGAGAGGCTGGCACCAAAGCCCCAGCGGCCGTTCTGCCATTGGGGGTGGGCAGGGATGACGCCCTCGCTGATGCCGAGCCCCAGCACGGCATTGCGGACGGGGTCTAGGGCTTGCTCCTTGAGGAGCTTCTGGAAGCGACGGATGCAACGCTGTGCCTGAGCGATCTCGATGCGGCTGGCATGGCCTCCGAACGTGCTCATGTCGTAGAGGAAGCCGTAGGGCATATTCAGCGCCATGGCCATTTCCCTGACCATTGTTTGCACGAGGTTGAGGAATGCTCCGTTGGGTCGGTTCGTGCCAGGGGAGAAGGTCACATCCTCGCCTTGCGTGAGCCGCAGGATCTTGCCGGGCTCCATCTGGACAGTTCCGACCCCAGTGCTCGTCACAGGCTCCGTATTGCCGTCCCATTGGCTGACCGAGCCTTGTTTGAAGGGATCTGCTACTCGGATCACGCCAGCGTGGCCGACTTGCCACTTCGCCGCTTGTATCTCGAACTCGTAGATCTCGTACAGGTCGCGGGCGGGGGCGATTGCCGTAGCGAGGGCGGTAATGCCTCGATACTGATCGACTCGGGTAGGGTCAAAGAGATGGATGAACTGCTCTGCCGGCACCTCTTGCTCAAAGGTGTATTGGACGTTGAGCCGGCCACGCTTGTAGATCTCGTATGCCAAGGGCTCGCCCATGTCGCCGACCAAGATGCCGCCAATCTTATTTCCCTCGTTCGTCTCCGCAGGGTTATACACATTCCCGATGCGGTCGGCCTCAATCGGTTGGATCTTAATTGTCGGCGCCCCCCCGACCGGCATGGTCAGCATGTTCCAGCCATGATCGCCATCCACAAGCATGGCCCAGAAGGCCATAGTCACCAGGTCGCTAAAATTGTGGCGCCCTGTTATGTCGGCGTTCTTTGCCCACTGGTTGAAGTAATCTTGGTATGCCCCATCAACCCCCTCATCGCCGGTCTGCGAAATATAGCTGGTTCCGTCACAGACATACTGCACGATCCTAGCAACCATGCCTCTGAGAATGGCAAAATTTCGCACGACATCGCGGCTATCCCACATGAGGTTTATGCGGTCGCGAGCACTACGCCAGTTTTCGGAAGAAGCGTTTTTGGATGCACTTCCAGAACGCCCACGCTTTGTGCCAGGATTAGCCGCATCGTAACCAAACAACCGAAGCTGTGACCGAGCCATGCCGCGACGAACACCGGCCTCTGGGGAAACAAAACTGATTGCTCTGTCTAGGAAATTGATCTTTGCGCTCATTAGTTTACTCCGCTGGAGAAGTCAGGAACGCCATAGGACGGATTGGTGTAACGACTCGACCTCTCATTTCGAACACGGACGGCTGCCTGAAGCCGGTTTTGAACCATCACCAAATCTTTGGCGTAGGATTTTTCACCCATAGTCTGGCTTGTGTAGAGGGTGGCCTGCCCTTTGAGCGCGATGATCTCCGCATCAAGTTCCGCCGGAGAGTAAGTCCGGTAGATTTCCATCCATTCGAGTGAAGCCATGCCCATAAATCTTTGGTCAACGCATGGAAACCACGGACGGGTATGCAGAAATCCTAAAAGCCACTCACAGAACCCACGGACGGATACTAACTCACATAAAAAATACGGACGGCTAATATATCACCAAATTTTTTTTACCGGCGGTATGTTTAGTTATTCATAACTATGTTTAATTGTCCTGGCGTATGGGCGCGAATAACTGACGGCTCGACCCCATATCAATAGAAGGATGAAGGTTGAAGGTCGGTCGAATAACTGACGGCTCAACCCCATATCAATAGAAGGATGAAGGTTGAAAATCGGTCGAATAACTGACGGCTCAACCCCATATCAATAGAAGGATAAAGGTTGAAAATCTGTAGTTTTTCGGCCATTATTTCACCCTATGCAAACCACCACCACCACCCCGACCCTGACCATCACCGCGCGCGGCGAAAGCCTCACGCTCGGCGCGCCTTCTGAAGAGGCGGCGAAACTCGCCTCCGTCATTATTTGGCGCATCGAGCGACCCAAGGCGAAACTCACCGCGCAAGACCTGACGCATCGCGAGACCATCGCGCGCGGAGAGTCCATCGCGGAAAAGCCTCGGCGCGGCGTCAGTATCTCCACAAGGCGCGCGGCATGGAACGCGCGCCCAGCGCGCGACCTTTCCTTGCACGACAAGGAGGACGCCGCGCAGGAGATTTTCACAGAGTACCTTCTCGGCACTCACCGAAAGACTGACGGCATCGCGGAGATTTTCCAGAAGGTGCGAAAATTGCTTCGCATCAATAACACGCGCGACGATCAGAGCCGCGCGGAGGAGGAGACCATCCTCGACGCGCTGGAACACTTCGCGCCACTAGGCGCGCAGGATCATCGCGGAAGCGCGCGCCGCCTCCACCTTGCCAGCATTGCGCGCGACCTTCGCGCTCGGTGCTTCATGCGCTTCGCCTCGGACACTTCACGCAAACGGCGCGCCGCGCTTCGTGGTCACTTGTCCACCGCCGCGCGCCTTGTCACTTCTGTTGATCCCTTCGCAGGGTTTTGCCCTGTAGTGGAGACCGATTCTTCGGCGTGGAGAATGCGAACCAGCGCGCTCAAGACCTACGCCTTCGGCTTCAATTCAATAGATGCCGCCATGCTTGCCGCCGACATGATGGCTTTCTGAATAACTGACGGCTCGACCCCATAACATCACAAGCCCCGCGTCTCGGAAGAGGCGCGGGGCTTTTTCATGCAATGAAACTTCCCACCATCAAACCTGTAGCCTCGGCATCCGACCGCCTTTTCCAAGTGTCGGGAGTTCCTAATGTCCCGTGGTCATCCTCGGATGATCGCGCCGCCGCCGCCGCCCTGGCCGCTGATCGCTATGCCGCCCGGCGACTACGCGCCGCGCGCATCGTCGCCCGTAAATCGTGCGAGTCTTACCATAAGACTCTCGACAATCTCGAGATGGAAGAGACCGAAATCTTCCTGCCCTTCTCGCCGCCCCGATTCAAGACGAAGAAAGACGGCTCTCAAGTCGAATTGAAATTCCGCATTGCCATGCTGTCCGTTTCGGCTGGCGACTACTCTTTCAAGATCACCCCGAATACTGACCCTGCCTCGATCATCAAGAAATCGAGGGAGATCGCGCGGCGATGCGGCGCGGATGCCGCCGCGCGATTTGAGCGTGAGGCGATGGCTATCTTACCTGACCGCCCTGCCGAGAAGAAACCCCGACCCGCTGTCGGATGGTATGTCACCGCCTCCGGCAAGGATTGCAGGCGCGGCGCGCATACGCCTTCCCGATGGCTGGCTGGCGCGGCACTTAACTACAAGAAACCGGCCTAGGCCGGTTTTCTTTTACCGGCGGCGAGTTTAGCCGTCCGTGGTTTCTGCGTGATTTTAGCAACACGGCTTGTCCCGTCCGTGTTGTGCCTCTGATCCTGACGCGAGTCTTATCGTAAGACTCTGCGAAAGGATAACGGGACGCAACCCAACCCAACCCAACCCGTTATGAAAAAGACGAAAGTCGAAGTGCCTATCGAGGCACTATCCTACGCCGCCGCCGCCGCAATGACGCGAGCCGAGGCGGTCACTCGCTTCCAAGTGGAAGCATCAGCCGGACAGCGTGCCTTCTCTGCAATGGGCAAGCTGTTCCGTTGCATCGAAGCCAGCCTGACCAAAAAGGATAAGGGTATCTTCCCTCTCCTGCAGAAGGCTGGTATCCCCAAGGGTTCCATATCCAACGCCAGCTATGCCGCCAAGGTCTTTAGCCTGGTCGAGGCCGGACACTTGACCGAGGCCGAGTATGATCGGCTGTCCCACGCGGATTGCTTCAACATCGTCCGTGTTCAAACCGCCCGATCCGCCAAGCAACTCACCGCCGAGGAGGTGGTAGCCGTTGTCAAGGTGGCCGGTGAGCCTGACGAGGAGTTGGCAAGTCTCTACGAGACCGGCCTGACCCTCGATGAGGCCAAGGCCAAGCAGGATGCCGCCGACAAGGTGAAGGCTGCCGCCGAGGCCGCCGCGACTGCCAAGGCCGAGGCCGAGGCGGTCGAGATCGAGAAGATCAAGGCCGAGAACGCTGACCTCAAGGCGAAAGCCGCCAAGCAGTCCGATCCCGAGATCGAGGATGCCAAGGCCGGCCATCCCGCCCCAGCCTCTACCGACGAGGACGAGACCGAGGAGGAGACCATTGAGGCTCCCGAAGGTGTCACCTTGGCCGGTGTTCTGGACGCTATCAATGCGGTCGAGCTGGCCTTCTCCGAGTTGGACGAGGACAGCCAAGCCGTAGTCACCGCCCGCATCGCCGAACTCGCCGAGGCTGTGGGGGTTAATTTGGGGGGTAAGAAGAAGAAGGTCGTTGCTGCCTAATCAGTAACACGGCAACGCCGCCCCGCCGTTAAGTGGGCGGCATCTTTTTATTCAAATTCAACTAAACCCGTCCGTGAAAACCACCATCAAAGACAACACCCTGTTTATCGAGATCCCGCTGGAGAAGCCTCGCCCCTCCGCAAGCGGCAAGACGCTGGTCGTCGCCACCACTAGCGGCAACATCACCACCACCGCCCTTGTTAATGGCAAGCCGGTGACTATCGGCCTCAACGCCTACATCAAGCCATGATTATTTCCCAATCGCTCCTTGTGGATGTCGCCCGTCGCCTCCGCAAGGTTGCATCGCCCTCTGCCAAGATGCCGGTGCTGTCCTATGTGCGTTGCACTCGCAACGCTACTGGGACGCATCTGGTCGCCACCGATCAAGATCGTTTCCTGACGATCTCAATTCCGTCCGAAGTTGGCACGAGTGAATTGTCCCGCAAGCTGGCCGCATTGTCATTGGCTCGCGAGCAGGCTGACTTCCTAGTGCCGATTGATACCCTGACGCAAGTCGCCAAGGCATCCGACAAGGGAACCAGTATAAAAATCGAGCCTGGCGGCCTGTCTTATGTCACTGGCGGCATCGCCGCCTATACAGCCGTTGAGACAGAAGTCTCGATGGATAGCTTCCCTGTTATACCGACTCTCACTTGGCCGACCACGACGCTCGATGCCGACCCGTTCCACAAGGCCGTCAGCGAAGGCATTTCTCATGCTTCCAATGATGCGACCCGATATGTCCTCAACGGAATGCTTTATTCTGCCAAGGGTGAGGCCGTCGCAGCAGATGGCCGTCGCCTGTATCTGCGTGAGGGTCTCCCCGCGATCAAAGCCGACGCCATTATCCCGAATGAGACCTGCAAGATGGTCGAGGAGGGTATGACGATTTGCTTCAACAAGGTGGACAAGGACGAGACTCGCTTTGTTCGCTTCACGAAAGTTGGCAGTCTTATCGTAAGACTCACTTCTAAACTTGTGGATGGGCAATTCCCCAACTTCCGTCAGGTTATCCCCGACGAGGGAGCAGTGAAGTGCGTGATCCGAGTGGATGCCGCCGAGCTTGCCAGCACCATCCGCAAGGCAAATGTAGCCAATACCAAGGAGAAGAGCCTCCGTCTGGACATCTCTCCTGGACAACTTTCCCTCAAGGGCAAGCGTGGCTCGTTCAATGTCGCCGCCGACACCAAGGGCGACATCGGGGATGGGCGAACCGGCTACAATCCCTACATCTGTTTCAATCAAGACTTTGTGGCCGATGCCCTCGATGCAGGGCTTGGCCGCCTGTCTTTAATCGACTCCCTCTCTCCGGGGGTATTCACATCTCCCGCCAAGATGGGGGTCAAAGTCATTCTGATGCCGATGCGTGTATCGGTTGAAGACCCAACACCTGCGACCAAATGATATACACCACCACCGCCTTCGGAAAAACTTACGATTCACTCACCGAAGAGGAATTGCGAAACGGAAAGTTGGATCGTCTCGGCATCACCATTTGCAACCAGGCTGGAACGGGGCAAATCAATATCACCTATGACGAAATCGAGGACTACAAGGAGTGCGAGCATGGCGATTTTGAAGTGTGTGATGAGCTTCCGCAAACTTCATTCGATGCCCTTGTTAATTGGCTGAAAGAAGAAAACTTACTAGAAAAACAATGAGTATTATTGAAATTGATTGGGAAAAAGAAGACCGAGAAGCACGCCATCAAAGTAACATCGACTTTGAGTTGGTGGCTCAAGAAGACCGGCTGATGAAGCCCGACTACGGAATATACCCTAATCCCGACGAGTATTATGAACAGCAGTGGGAGATGCCCGACCATGAATACAACTACTGAAGCCCCCAAGCTATCCATCTATCAAGAGCATGGATATGCCAACCGAATGGAGTATCTGAAATCTCTGTCACAAGAATACGGAATTGATTTGGCGATGGTTTGTGCCGCCGCCGATATGCTTGGGAAAAACGAAGACTTTGACGGCCTGGTAACCACGCTAGAGGACGAGTCTTATGGATGACCCATCTGTTTATGTTGGCACTTACGCCAAATACAATAATGGAAGCATTGATGGGGCGTGGGTTTCATTAGAGGGTCACGACAAAGAGTCGTTTTACGAGGAATGCCGCGAGCTTCACAAAGATGAGGCCGACCCCGAATTGATGTTTCAAGATTTCCAAAACTTTCCCCGTGATTTCTACGGAGAGTCTGGTCTCGATAATCAGATATGGGAGTGGCTCGAATTGGATGATGACGAACGCATGATGGTCGAGATGTATTATGACGCCATTGGCAACGGCCGGAACATAACCGATGCAAATGACGCATTTGTAGGGAAGTATGATTCTGAAGAAGACTTTGCTCAGCAATTTTCTGAAGAGACAGGTGGGATACCGAGCGACTGCCCCACTTGGATTACCTCCTGTATAGATTGGAACCGAGTCTGGGAATCCGAGCTGACCCATTCATTTTGCACCAGCACTGATGACAACAATCAAGTGTGGGTATTCCGTCGATGAAATGTGAACGATGCGGCGTGCCATTTGGCGAAGACCATTGCCCCGAGTGTGGCCGCGAAAAACCCGAAAAGTGTGGCTGTGGTCACTACTACCCCCAAACATCCAGTCGTGGATGCGGGGTAAGGATCTGCGATAATTGTGGCGATCACAAAGGATTGTCCAACTGCTATTGCGGATGGTCGGCAAGTGATGGCGATGGATACCGATACCTTGTCGAAGCTGGAGAAACCATTGAAGAAATATGACTTCCAACGAAATTAACATTCTTATCCGTCCGTATCTTTTAAAGCAAAAAGCCCGCCGAGATAGACAGAATCATTACCTGATCCTTTCTGGTTTGTTGTTGTGCATTATGGCTACTGCCTTTGCCCTCATCTTGGCCTTTGTTTTGCATAATTGAGTAATGCTGCCACCGCCTGTCTCAAGCCAGGGGAACCGGCCCGAAGGACCCACGCCGTCGGCTAAAGCAGAGAGACCCCCTGTGTGACTTCTTACCTCCATTTGCAAATGGAGGGAGTTACCGAAAACCAAAATTGGGAAAGCCTCCGACGGGAGGGCAGGGGAACTATTTTAAACTAAACACCACTAACAATGCCTAATCACACCGACAACATTCTGACGGCTCCCGATTATCAAGGGAGTATGTCAAAGCTACTGCTGCCTTATCTTTATGAAATCGACGATGATTATTCCATCGACTTCGAGAAAGTAATTCCTACGCCCGCATCGGTGGATATGGAAACCCCCTTTGGAGAAAACGGATGGTATGATTGGCGAGTTAAAAACTGGGGATCGAAATGGAATAGTTACTCTCCGTCACTTCAGGGCGAGTCGCTGTTTTTCCAAACCGCATGGTCGCCGCCTTTGCCGATTATTACCAAGCTGTCTGAAATCCTAAAAACAAGGTTGGTTCTCGATTACCTGGATGAAGGATGCGGATTTATTGGCCGGTTCACCGCCGATTACGAAAACGGAGATGACGACGAGTGCTATGGAGATGTGGCCGAAGCTCCTTTATGGATGCGAGACATCCATAATCTTCCCGAAGAAGACCTAACACTAGAAGAGGCATGATTTACCGAGAAGATGTTGCGGAGGCCGTGTGTGCTTTGTCGGAGTTTCTTCTGTCCCTGTGCTCGTTCTTGCCAACAAAACCAAAGCCGCCTAGGCGAAAATCTAAACGAAAAACCCCATGAGCTGCCCTTCTTGCGAATTGCTGGTCATCAACGGAACTCCATGCCACGAGGAGGGGTGCCCTGATGATTGGCGTTACACTACGAGAGAGTGCAAGTGGTGTGGCGATAACTTTAAGCCCACCAGCAACGCCCAGAGGTTTTGCGAGGGGCGCTGTGCGGGTGACTATTACAACGAGCCCGACCCCGACTTTTACATAGATGTAGACCGATGATTAAGCAAATTCAGTTTCTCTGTTGGTGCAAACTGCACCGCATTCCCGCCGCCCAAAATGGAAAGCTCACCGAATACGGAAAGCGTGTTTTTGAAATATGGGATCGTCGCCTTTCTTAAAATGCACACAATACCCGTAGATAAAAAGCCAGACCCGCTTCTCAAGGCGGCGTGGGCCAAAAGGATGACCAATGCGGATTTTGTCCGCGACTTCATGACACATGGTTCACCGATGCAACAAGTGTGGCTGATCGAGGCCGTCTGTAAATACGCCGCGCAGTGCGTAGAAAACAAAGATGAACTGATTGCCCTCATGCAATACGGCCTTATCAGCGGCGAGTCCTGGGTGGCCGCCGCCGAGGAGTGGCAAAAACGCTGGAACGAAAACTATCAATGAGCATAACCCCAGCCGACGAAATTGAATTTGCTCAAGACGCGATCACCGACGCCATGAGGGACATATTTGTGCTGTCCGATCACCGATTGAGTGAGTTGGAGATGCACTTAAATCAGTCGTTCTCACATTTCTGCAATGAACTAGGGATCGAACAAGGCACCCTAAAAATTCAATTTGTAGGCTCACTAGACTAATGCACCCATTAACTCCACTAGCCCCGCACGAACGGCTGGGCTGGATGGATGGGGCCAAGGCAATCCGTTGCTCGATCAACCTCAATGGCTTTGAGGCCGGTCGCCTCTACCGAGTCCAAACGCGCACGCAAAAAGTCAGAAGTCTTACGATAAGACTCTATGAGGGAAAGCGAGAGAAGGTTCTTGTGACCGGCGACGAGTTTTCGCTCGTCATTCTAGATAATCTGCATCGCCGCAATTTGTTCACCGATCATGAGCCCCCATCGAAGCGCGGCTTTCATGCGATACATCCAACCAGAGTTCTAGCCGAACACTTTCTGATCCCTCATGTGCCAGACGCAGCAGAGGTCATGTCCGATCAATACCAATCCATCATCAATCACCTTTCATCACTCTAGTTTATGGCAACCAAAACACCCGCACCGGCGGCTAAAACCGGCATCAAGAAACTGAACCTTGGTGGCATAGCTACCAAGACAGAGAAAACTGCGACTGAGTATCCGCAGTTACCCGCAAGCGATGACCTGGCTCGCCTCGTCACCGACTATCTGGACGAAGCCCGTGAGTTAGAATCCATTGAGGGATCTCTCGAAATCAAGAAAGCAGAACTCAAGAGCATTGCTCAAGGTTTCTATTTCGAGCATCTACACGGAAAGCTCGACATCCCTTCCTCCGTTGAGGCCAAAGGAACCAAGCCTGACCAGACCATCATCGTCTCGTTTGCAAACCGCTACAAGATGCTGACCGATGAGACTCCCATCATCGAGGCCATCGGAGCCGAGCGCACCGGCCAGTTCTTCCGTCAGGCTTTCGAGTTGAAGGTCGATGGCGACAAGATCCCTGCCGATGTGGCCGAGGAGCTTATTGGAGAGATCCAGGCCCTCTTCGCCAAACATAACGCGACTGAAGCCTTGTCCGCCAAGGCCGTTATCAAGCCCACAAGTGACTTCCATGTTGCTCGTCACTCGCAGCTCTCCGTGTCGGAGAATATCGCGGTCGATGGCATTTGCCCGATTGTCGCCATGGTTAAAACCAAGGGGAGGAGAAAGTAATGACACATAAGCAAATCGACGGACTATTGGACAGCCTTCGTTCCGCCAGGGATCTATTGCATCAACTCGATGACCATCAGGCCGACCAAGCTGGAGCCGCAGTGACTGAGGCAATTTTCACCATTTCCGAGTGCTCCGAATACCTCATCAATCGTGACCAATAAATATTTCGTCTATCCCGACGCCGGCGACGGCCTTTGGTGTCCCACCTCTCCAGAATCATTGACTCTGGAGGAGGCATTTCAGTCCGTTACTAACTTCACCACGCTCATCAAACACCAAGGGCATTGGCGCGGAATTAGCGGGGAGACTATTCCCGCATCGCAAGTGCGTTTCGTAATCCAACACCAAGCCTTCGTTTCCAATCACCTATGATCCACCTAACCGACCACATCAATCAGTCAGGAGTTACCTACGGGGCAAATAAACTAGCCCTAATGCAAAAGGCGTGCCGCCTTCAGAAAGTGCCTTTCTCCGATGACAATATCGACGAGAATGGCTCGACCAAGGACACAACGCTCCGCGTAAAGCTGTTCGATCCCTCCGGCTCATTTACTTGGTATGTCCAAGAGTGGGATGGCTCTGACATCTGTTTTGGGTATGTCCAAGGATTTGAGGGCGAGTGGGGATCTTTCTCGCTCAAGGAGCTCTCCTCCATCCGAGGCCGCATGGGCATCGGTATCGAAGTCGACACTTGGTTCAACCCAACCCCCGCACAAGAAATCACCGAATGAACACCACCATCGAAACCACCACCATCGACATCCCTGTTGATAAGCTCCACATCTCGGAGCATAACACACGCCAGCCCAAGGAGACGGATTCCGGCATCAAGGAACTTTCCCTTTCGCTTGCGACCATGGGGCAGACCGCTGCCATCCTTGTCCGTCCGCATCCCACGAAGAAGGGGCACTATGAGATCGCCGCCGGTGCTCGCCGTAGCGTTGCCGCCCGAGTGGCCGGCATCAAAACGCTCCGCGCCTCCGTCAGAGACATGAGCGAGGACGAGTTCCAGACCGCCATTCTTGTGGACAATCTTCAGCGCGAGAATCCAGATCCCAAGGCCGAGGCCGAGCTTCTCTTCAAACTTCACGAGCGTGGTCAGACCGCCGTTGAGATTGCCGCCTACATGGGTAAGGCTGAGACATGGGTTCGCCGCCGCATCAAGTTGCTGGCGGTCAATGCTAAGATCCTCAAGACCTGGCGTGACCCAAAGAGCAGTATTAGGCACTTCTCCATCGACATGATGGAGTTGCTTGGATCGTTAAGCGTTAAGCAGCAATCTGAAATTGCAGATGATCGCTGGAACCAATGCTCCACTCGCGACGAGTTGCTCAAATATATCCAGAGGAAATCTCCTTCACTCAAGGATGCTCCCTTCGACCTACATGACCCGAAGTTCTTCGTCAAAGATTGCGGCCCAGGTTGTGCCACCGATAGCTCCAAGCAAGCCGACATCTTCGACTTCAAAGATGGAAAGAAGAAGGATTGCGCTCGGTGCCTCAACGGGGTGTGTTTCAAAAAGCGTCTCTCGCTGTACATCGACCATCAGTACGACGAGCTTTGTAAGGAGGCCGGCGTTAATCTGCCGGTTATTTCCGAAACACCAATAGTCATTAAGGGAACGCATTATTCCCGCGACTACGAAACGCACAAGTGGGGTAAGACTGGTAAGCCGGTGGCTTTTGTTGATGGCGACAGCAAGCTCTCTATCCGCTACCTTAATAACCCCAAGACCAAGGACGGCAAAGTTAAGGAGGAGTCAACACCCGCCGAGAAGCTCGAAAAGAAAATCAATGCTCTTCAAGGCAAGCGTTGGCTCCTAGTCCGCGAGAAGCTGGTGTTGGCTCTGGAAAAAGCCACCCTGCAATCTCTCACCTGTGATATTGATCGTGTGATTGCCACTTTTGGCCTTCCATACAAGATTACCGGATCGGTCGTTAAGCCGAACGAATCAAAGCGATGGGAGCAAGTTTTTGAAATCAAAGACCCACCCCTCAAGTGCGTAGATGATGGTTACAGCTATTGCGACGAGGATGGTTACAGCTATTGCGACGAGGGTGGGTCATCCCGAAAGAGCCCATTCACCCGAGCCAAAGCCGCGCCCAGAAAGGAAGCCCTATGGCCCCATGTCAAATCGGTTCTGCTGGGCCTCATTCCAGAGCCAAAACGCCTCATGGATGCCCACCTCTACGAAATGGATTATCGGTATATGTCGAATCTAATCGGCTTCAATGTTGACGCCGCGAAAAAGGAAGCCGACCTAGCAATCCTTCCTCCCAAATCGTTCGGAAATGTTGATCCACACACACTAAAATGAGCCTACCCACGATCAGCCAAATCAATAAAACCATTGGGTCAACTTGGTTTGATGAAGACTGCGTTTGTTCTGACCTTATCTCGATAAGCACCAGAGATCACGGAGATGTCGGGGGAGAGTGCCCTGGTGATAAAGACATCATCGAGGCCCGTCGCATTATCAAGATCCTCAAGGAAGCCTATCCTAATCTTTATGTGACCGGCGATACTTGCGACGAGTGGGTGAGCGTTGAGATTAGGTCAAAATGAAAATTAAAGTTATACAATCCATTCGCAGGTCTGCCGAGGCCTACTATCGTGACGAAACCGGCGGAGAAGAGTTGCCAGCCAAAAAACTAGAAGCAGAGATGAATGACATCTTTGCTTCCTACCTAATTGTTAACGGATACGACCCTAAAAACTATGAGCAAGATTTGTGATCTAGAACTAAACGCCAAAGAACTCGTGGAGCTTTCATCCGTCCTGGATGTAGAGCTTCAGCAGCATGAAATGGACAATAATCCATCCAAGAAAGAGTCGGCTCGGTATGAAGTTCTGTTGCGAATTTATCAAAAACTGCTGAAACCAACCATGCTTGCGTACATCTCCAATGAGTAACCTCTTCAACAATTCCGCTCTCAAAAAACACCTCCTCGACCGCATCGTTCGCGTGAACCCTGGGTCAGGCTCCAAGTTCACCCGAGTATCGGCTCAAGCCATCGAGGATCTGGATGTAAAATTCCGATTGGTAGTCGATGAATATCTCCGTCAGCAAAAAATCGGTAAAACCATAACAACACCATAAAAACACCATGAACCATTCAACTTATATGTCAGAAGAGATTCAAAAAAATCTTATAGGAGCAAAAATAACATCATCATTACTAGATGAGGAGTCCGATTCGTTTGGCTTTGTAGCCACTAAAGATGAAACTACTTTTTATGTGTGGGTCGATTGTGATCCAGAAGGCAATGGGTGCGGCCACTTGAAGATAGAAGCAGTGTGATTTTAACAATTCCGACATACCCCCTGCGCCCAATTAACGGAGGCCCGCTAGATCGCGCCCGCCCCAAGCGTGGCGAGTGGATTTACGAACCCAAGATCAATGGCTGGCGTGCCATTGTGAACACCAAGACCGGCGATGTATTTAATCGCCACGGAAAACTAATGTCCATCACGCACGAGTTTGAAGATTCCATAGCAGCCCTGTCCTCCTCTCCTTGGGAGTGGCTTGATTGCGAGGGCCTTGCTCGTCGCCACAACATTGAGAGGGGAAAGCTCTATGTTCTCGATTACATTCCAGAGTCTTACGATAAGACTCCTTGGATCGAGAGACACGCATCACTGCGAGAGCAGTATCCTGATCTCGTGCTCGATCACTACTCCTCTGATGAGGCTATGAAGGGGTGGGGGGAGCTTCAGGAGATCAACAAAACCCTTGGTTGCGAGTTCTACGAGGGATTCGTAGCCAAACGCACAGACAGCCCGTATCCGCACCAGTTGCGTTCTTCGACCGAAGAGACTACCCTCTGGATCAAACACCGCTGGGAATTTTAATGAAGAAACTGAAAGTAAACCCCTACACGGATCAATACATGATCTGTGCTCACCTCAACGAAAACCCCAATCAGAACTGCGTTCGATTACTGGATAAGCCCGTCGATATCGGCGACTCCGGCATCTACTACCTGTGTGAGAAATGTTCCAAGGAGCCAACACGCCTTCCGCCTGATATGTTCGATTATGTGACCCACCAGCATATTCCTGACGCCGAGTTTGTGATCGAGGAAGTTGTCATAAACCCCAAGGAGCATGAGTGACGATCAAGATCCCCTGTGGAAGCAGGCTTGGAAAACTGAAGGCATCCGCTACCTTGGCCCCGACGGCAATGGCGCGATCGACGCCATGGAGCGATTCCGCCATGCGTTTGAGTTAGGGCGACAGCACGAGATTGCGAATAAGCAATTAAGCTCCATGCGAGGCAAGATCCAGGATCTCAACTCGATCATAGCCTAACCTGGAAGAATATACTTTCGGCGCATTGGCTTGTCTCCACCCATGCGGAGCTTGGGATCTTCTATCTTTTTTGATTCGTATGCAGCTTCGTATGTCGGGTGCATTAACGCAAAAGATGGGTGCTTGGGCAGCTCGCCTTCCCGTATAGATCTAAAATATTCACCAAGTTCTCCATTGTTCGCCCCAGCGCGTTGCAATGCTTCGGCTCCATTTCGCGTAGCAACCCGTTCCCCAGTTAACCTTCTGGAGTAGGTAATTCTATCTATCTGCTTGTAAATTCGTCCTAGCGACAAATCGCCATCGGAGTCATAGGCCTTCTTCGGATTGACTCCGTGCTTCTTGATGATATCCGGAATGCGCGAGTATTGATAATTGCTGGCTGCATCTTCGATATCTTTCCTTGCGCTGGTCATTGCGGCTGAAATCTTTTGTTTCTGCTTTCTTGCATGAATGAGGCTGGAAGAATCTTGTGCGTGTCCGTATTCATGAGCCAAGTCGTATAGAGGGTCTTGGCTGCGAACGATGTGAATGCCTGGGCCAAGCTCATTTTTTTTAGGGCGTCCCGGAATTCCAAATGCACTTTGAGAAGCCCTGTTAATTTTTCCATTTACCAAGAATGGCTTAACCATCGGATCCGATTTCACTTCCTTTAGAAAGTTTTTTGCCACCGAAAGACGCATCGCGAATTCCGTAAGAGCCTCAAGTCGATCAAGGAAAGTCATACTACTAACCCTTGTGTCAATTATGTTCCATGATTGAGGCTCTCAAGAGATGGAGTCGTGTCGATCAATTTGAATTTTCGTTTTTATGACCACACAATACACGCCTGGCCCTTGGGAAATCTGCCCAAATTGGCCGGAGCAAAATCAAAGAAAAATCCAGCCGGAGGGGGAAGTATCCGGGGTAGCTTTATCTTTTGGAGACACGGACGAGGAAGCGGAAGCCAATGCGCGACTTATTGCTGCTGCACCTGAAATGTTGGAGGCGTTGAAAATTGCAAAACACTACATGGAGGGAGATAGCGACGACGACATCGAGCAAGAAGATTATGCTTTCCTGACGGGCGTGATTGCCAAGGCCACGTGACGGAACAACTTCCATTCCAAGTAACCCCACCCCTCATGGTGGCCTATGGGATGGGGGTGGATTCGACCGCGCTCTTGGTCGGCCTAAAGAATCGCGGTGATCGCCCGGATGCCATTGTATTTGCCGATGTTGGATCAGAAAAACCGGATACCTACGCATATGGTGCAGTGATTGAAGATTGGCTCAAGAAAGTAGGGTTTCCTGCCTTGACCACGGTTCGATATGAACCGAAGAACTTTAAGAATTGGCCCCCTTACTCATCCCTTGAAGAAAACCTCCTCACTAACTCGACTCTCCCGAGCCTTGCATTCGGATTTAAGAGTTGTTCTCAAAAATGGAAGATCCAGCCCCAGGATAAATGGGCGAAGTCTTGGAAGCCTGCTCTGGAGTGCTGGTCTGCTGGCGGCAAGGTTCGCAAAATGATCGGCTACGATGCGGGCGCAGCCGATATGCGTCGACGCAATCACGCCGGCTCCCTAGAGGATCCCCTGTATTCCTATGAGTACCCCCTCATCGAGTGGGGGTGGGATCGAGAGAAATGCAAGGCCGTCATCGCCGCCGAAGGCATACCGGTGCCAGCAAAGTCAGCTTGTTACTTTTGCCCAGCTACCAAGCCTCACGAACTTCACTCCATGGGTAAGGAATTACTCAAGAAAATCGTGATGATTGAGAGTCGGGCACACCCACACCTCAAGTCAGTCGAGGGATTATGGAGATCGTCCACCAAAACTCGCTCCGGTCGCATGACTGACTACATCCGTACTGAACACCTACTCACCAATGAAGAAATTGATTCCGTCATTACCCAAACGCCAACCCAGCCCCTTTTCAAAGAAGACATTGATAACTGGCAAACCTTTATTAAAGACATCTGCTTCGCCTAAATGAAAGACTCCAAATCAGGAAATGAGGAAGATGTGGATGAGGGGTTTTGCCCCCAATGCGGTGCGCCACCATTTTCTCCATGCACTGGTGCCAGAGGGCAAAATAGGAAGTCTCTTCATATAGAAAGGGCACGAGCCCAACGCCGAGCTGAGAGTCTGGGGATTATACCCGAAAGGTGATAAACCCGTCGAATTCGATACCTTTATACGCCTAACGCATAATTTGCGTTTAGATTTGTACCACGAACTGAATGACATTACTTAAACCATTTCAAATCGAAGATCTCTCCCGCGCCGCGCTTCACGATGGCTGTATCCTCGCTTGGGAGCAAGGGCTTGGCAAAAGCCTTGCCGCCATTGCCTACCCCCTCGCTCGCCAGTCCAAGCGCACGCTCATCGTCGCCCCTGGATCGCTACACAAACAGCTTCAAATCAGCGCGGCCAAGTTTTTCAAGAAGTCGCTACGTCAGATCAATACGCCAGAGGAGTTCTACCAGTTTGGGCTTCACCGCCCCCACGTTGGTTCACCCAAGTTCTATGTCATCTCCTACACGGCTCTTGGTCTCAACGGTGGTGACGAATGGCCTATTGGATTTGGCCGCCCTGGCGCTGCTCGCATATCCAAAACGCTCAAGTCTCGCCGCAAGGCTCAATCCAAGGCTTTCGGTCTCAAGCATGACGATGAGAATGTAGGCGAAACCCAACACGGCATCACTTGTATTTGGGCGCCGACCCTAGCCCGAGTAATTCAAGCCTACAATTCCTTCGATTGCGTCGTAGTCGACGAGGGCACCCGACTCCAAGCCACGGAGAGTCGTATCGGTTCCTCGGTTCGCCTGCTCAACCCAGCATCGCGCCTCGTTCTCACCGGCACTCCGGTTAAGAATAGGCTAGATTCTATTTTCTGGCTCGCTTCTTGGGCGGGTGGAAAGCGTTGGCCCTTCAAGCCGACGGAGGCCGAGCGTGAACGATTCGCCACGACATTCCTGCAGTCGGAGCGATTTATCACTCGAGAAGAAAACATGGCCGCCAAAGGCCGAAAGCCGTATAATACAACCCGTCGTTCCAATCGACTTTGTTCAGTACAAAAGTTGTGGAAAACACTAGCCCCCGTCGTTATTCGCCGACGCAAGCAGGATTGCGGCGAGGATATTGTGACAAAAATCATGAAGCCAACCATCGTAAAGCCCGGAACAGCCCAACAGGCAGTCTATCAATACCACCTCAACAATCCGCCCGTCGTAGGGCGCAAAAGCAAGAAAGCCATGCACAGGCGCGTGCAGATCGGCGTTCAACTTACGATGCTTCGATACGCGGCATTGTGCCCAGACAGCAATACGCTCTCCGAGTCCATCACAGGGGTCAAGGGTCCGCGCAAGTCATGGACATCTTATACTCCCAAGATGGAGGCTGTCCTCGAAATCATCCGAGCGAGGCTAGGGGAAGGCAAGCAAGTCATCGTCGGGTCTCCGTTCCGCGATTTTTCTGACCGCCTCGATTCATTCCTCAAGGCTGCCGGCGTATCCTCCGTAGTCCTCGATGGCGATACTGATCCCGTCGCACGCGGCGAGCTTGCCCAGCAGTTCAAGCGTGGCGATCACTCTGTTCTTGTCGCCGGCATCAAGGCCATGGGGGAGGGGCATTCGTTCGAGAATTGTTCCGACCTCATTCTCCCTGGCCTCACCTATGCCTACGATGAGAACGAGCAGTTCATCCATCGCGTCTGGCGACTGACATCCAAGCACCCTGTCACCATCTATCCCGTCATCATGGCCGGATCAATCGACGAGCGCCTTCATGAAATCTTTGCCGAGAAGTCAGGATCGGCTGCAATGGCTATTGATCGCATGCTTCATGAGCCCGAGGCCGAGATTGACTTTGAGAAGCTGTTGGAAGAAACAATCAAGACATTCGATCCGAGAGCCATCACCACCGATGAAGAACGCATACTCAACCTATGGGATGCCGCAGGTCACCGCAAGATGCGGGTTGCCCAAGGCCAGTATGACGAGCACCGGAATGCCGGCGACCCCAAGGATCGCGATCACGCCATCGCCACGCTCAAGATCCCGTCGCCCACTCAAGTCACTGTTAATATCCTCCGCAAGCACTACAAGGCTGGCACCTATAAGAAACCGACATCACTCACTCTCAAGAACATAACCACCAAACTGAAGAAGAGGCGCCCATGACCACCACAAATGAAAACACCAGCCCCATGCCCAATGAATCAATCCTTAATGAGATTCTTCCGAAATTGATGGAGGCTTGCGGCGTTACCAACAAATCACCCTATGTCGTGCGAAAAGAAATTGAAGAGGATCTAGCAAAGTATCCCGCCCAAAAACTAGACCCCGACTTTTTGCCCACGGAGATATGCGCCGTCCCCATCCCGGTGTGCGTCAGCGATGCCCTGGCCGATGGTATCAGTCGCGGAATCTTTCCGCTCAACCCTGACTACGAGAACTCAAATCCTACTGAAGAATCCAAAAACGACAGGGCATTCCTTGCGTGGTGTGAGAAAAAAGTGGCAGCGAGCGACGCGGCCGGAACGATGAAGGCACAACGGCCATACTCAATAATCTTTCCGTCGGCAGCAATGCAGGAAGGATCTACGCCGTTATACTGGATTTGATTTTTATCCGAAAAATGACCCAAGCTGAAGCTCTTACTAAGGCGCTGTGGTCAGCGATATATTGTCCTGAACACATGACCGATGAGTTTACCAAGCTGGCTGAAGAATTGGCCGAAGACATGACCGCAGAACAGGTTGCCCGATGTCAGGCCGTGGCGCTCAAAATGGAAGCTCCATGAGCAGCTAAAGATATAAGAATACGCAAGCCCCTGAAGGAAAGCTGTATACGCATTTTAAAAGGGTCTATTTATTCTTTTTTTATTCTTTTTTATTCTTTTGCTCGGAAAGCACCCACTCAGCTTCTTATCCGTTAATAAAACGGGCTTGTATAATTAACACGAAATCCCCGCCATAAATGGTGGGGATTTTTTTTGGTTTTTTTTCCCTAGGGCCAAAATCCATACAAAAGATGACCGGAAACGTAATCTTTTGTATTAAAAATACATCCTGTAGACTATAGCAAAAAGCAGGAAGAGATTTATTAGACTAACGCCTAAAACAATCTTGATGTCCCTTTACTGGTCGGGAATAATTATTGTTTCTGCTCGTAGACTTTTATTGAATGTGCGTGATCGGTAACATTCTTGAAAGAAAAACTATACCCTTTTTCTGACAAAATGATCGGCAATTATGGCGAATTCGCCGGGATTATGGCCGCTCGGGTATAATCTGCTCACCGAACGGATAACAGAGTAATTTGTTAAGAAAAAGTACCCATTTTTTCCCTCTTCACGCTGTTCTCGAAGATAGTTTTTCAATCTCTCGATTGATGAGCCATTGCGCTTTTTTCAAATCCTCCAGCTCCTTTAGAGGGTCCTTCCTTCCGGCCCGAAAAATATACTTGATGGCATTTCCCCTGCTGTAGTTCAGGTGGTTGATGAAGTCGATCAGCTCCACCCCCTGCGCGCCAGGGGAAGTGTAGTGGGTGGGGTTGATTGGATCACTCATAGCCCTTGAGGAAATCGTCAACCCTTTCCCACTTCTTGCGCTCAACGGCCTTGGCGGCCGCGATCAGGCAAGCCGTAAGCCCATCGGCCCTTCTGTGGCGAAAGGTGGCGATTACTTCGTGATTAATGCGCACCTCGTAGTTGCGCTCTCCCATTTTATCTTCGGGGCCTGAGCCACCGCCTGCGTTTACTATTGCGATCATTGTGTGATGACTTTGGCGATAGGGAGCTCTTTCAGCTTAAATGGGAATCCCCCCTCCACCCCGATAAGGGATAAACACCAATTGCGCATTTGCTGAAGATCGAGGGCTAGGTCGAAAAGCCACCAGAGGCCATATTTCGCGATAGCCTCATCTTGATCTTCTGACCAGTACACTGGACAAAAGAGAAACCATCCCTCGTGGGATACGATTATTGATTCTTTTTTCATAATTTATTGTTCAGCGTTTGGGTCCAGTTTGAATGGTGAATTTGAGGATGCGGCGTCCACGGAGTCCTCTAGTACCCCTCCTGCCAACGCTGCCACGATCTGCATCGATTCGCAGTCCCATATGTGGTTGTCCCTCCTAAGCCGCTTCCAGTAATAGGTCTTCCTTCCCGTAGTCCTGTTGGTCTTGATCTCCCGCCTCTCGGAATTCATCTGCCGGACATACTCGGCCGTTATATTGCTGTGAACGTGCCATCTTGGTGGGTCGGAAAACCTCAGTACCTCCAACCGATCCTTGATTCGGTCATTGCTCCAGAACAGGAACATCGCCTTGGCGTTCCTCTCGCTTTGATGAACCGTGCCGAGATGCGGATCGCGGTACTGAACCGGCGAGTATTCCCGTTGCACCCGATACCCATTGCCAAGGGCGTGGGTAAATCCAGTCTTGTCGCTACCCCATAGCCCCCTCCACCCATTCTTGACCAGAAGTGCGCCCACCATGTTCGGCCTGTGCGCCATATCCAAGCATACCCGCTTGCTGGCCACCCCGTACTCTCGTTGGAGATTTTCCAACTCCTCCGGTGCCTCGACTCGTCCCTCGAACAGGAGCCAACTCTGCTGACCCCCTGGGGCCTTCGGCGACCCCCAGCTTCGAATGACGACCCAAAAGTGATTTTCCTGTACGTCGACCGTCATGATCGGGATCCGATCCTCCGGTAGATCCTTTACCGAATACTCCCGCGTATTCATCGGCTCATCATCAATCGCGCTCTCGTCATCATACGGCTCGGCCAGCGTCGAATTGATGAAAGCCTGCCGGCGCGTGAGGCTCACCTTACTCTGAAGCCACTTCACCGCCAAAATGCCCCATTCACACTCTCGAAGTGGGGCGTACAGAGAATTCAGGTGATAGCTCCTCGTTCCAGCCATGGCCTTCGGGTTGGTTGGGATCCATTGCCCAGCCTTAATCATATCGTACTTCTGGTAATCCAGAATTTTTCCCTCACACTCCTGGCATCGGTAAAATGTGTTGCGTCTCACCTTCTCCTCGTCCCAATCCCCATCCGTCTTGCTCTCGCTTTCGTCGTTCTCCCACCACCGGACCTGTGCCCACTTGAGAGCGATCATTCGCTTGCAGTGAGGGCAAGACAAATGGAAGTACCTTTGATCCCCTTTTAGAAATTCACTCCAAATTTCCCCGAACACCGTTGTGGGGGTACTCGTTTTCACTTTCAAGGGATAAGGGAAGGTTTTCGCACGCTCTTCCACGTTCTGTAAGGCTCCAGCCTCCCTTGACGATTTTTGCGCAAATTTATCCACCTCATCCATAAGAAGCAGGCCCGCCGGCCTACTCGCCAAATTGGCCGGAGAGTTACTGCCCACGAAATTCAAAATTGCCCTGGCGTAAAACTGCTCCATAAACTTAAAAAAACGCCTATCCGTAGCCTTTTGCTTTTTCAGCGGCTCGATGCTGTCGATAAATGGAACCCACCTAGCCTTGGAAAATGACTCTGCCAGATCAGAATTGGGCATAACCCACAGAGCATTCATCGGGTCGTTGCAGAGTTTCCAAGCAGCCCCACCCATGACGGTCAGCGTCTTCCCCGTCTGTGTGCCAAAGCAAAGAATCAGATCCCGAACACTCTTGTCTCGGAAGCAATCCAAGGGCTCGCGGACATAGGGCCGGTTTTCCGTGCGAAACGGCCCGGGTGTCGAACTTTCCCTTTCACTCAGATAGGCAAACTCTTCCAGCCACTCCCACACCGTCGTGTCTGGCGGCGACGATAACGCTTCAAACATCGCCCCCTCCAAGAGGGCGGTCGCGTTAGGCGTTTCCATACGCTTTCTGCCCCTCGGCAATCGCTAGCTCGATTTCTTTTCTGAATGCGGCCTCCGCCTGAGTATCGTTTTGGGGATTTGCCAGCGCTGCCGCGTTTCTCGGACAAGACCGAAGCCTAGAAATGAACGGCCCCCACACCCTGTTAATAATCTGCTTAGCCTCATCGTGCGTAATCAGGTGTTTTCGGTCTTGCTGGAGCTTCATGACCGATTTCTCGGTAGCCATCCTGTTGGCCTGAGCCTTGTTATACACATTGATCGCCGTCATGAGAGCCCCAGGCCGGCCATTGAGCTTCTTGACCTCCTCAGCACACTTGGCCTCGATCTCAATCGCCACCTTCAAGCTGTTCTCAATCGTCGAAACGTCGACTTGGTTCCCCTCGGGCTCATCCTCATGTTCAAATTTTGCCGTTTCTTGTACATGTTCTGGTTCATATGTCGAAGAATCGGGGATTTCTGTACGCGATCCCTGCATGTTGCTCGCTTCCCTCCATTGGAGCGAACGCTTGATAAGCTGCCGAAGGTTCTCCCCAGGCTCCAGTTTAACAGGGCACCCTTTTTTTGCTGCTTTGTAGATGTATTGGCGGCTAACCCCCCAAGCCAAGGCGATGTCTTCGACGGCGCTTTTCATCGAATTAGTTCCATCGGGATAGTTCCGCTTTGAGTCGCTCGATCTCGTCGCGGAGGGCTTGGATAGTGTCTTTAAGATTTGCGTTCTCCTTGCGGAGCCTTGCGTTTTCTTCATTCATGGCAATACTACCTGGTTCAGCTGACAACTTTATGTAAACTGGTTTACTAATATCGTTTTCAAAAGATAACTTGACT